CGGGCCGCCGAGCCGACGCCGGTGCCTGCGGCGCGGGGGCGGGAGGAGACGGGGGCCCGGGAGAAGGCCCACCCGCGGCGTCCCGCCGTACCCCATAAGCCTGCCGGGCCGCGGATCGAGATCCCCGATGTGGAGTCGGAGGTGCGGCGGCAGGCGGATGTGTGCGCGTTGGGGCGGCAGTACGGGGGGTGGCGGGAGGGCAGCCCCGAGGCCCGCATCTGCGATCAGGCGTACGGGAGATAGAGCCGGGCAGGACCGGGGGGGGCGGGGCTGTCCGGAGGGGGTGCGGGAGTGTTCGGCGGCTGCGGGGCGATGGTGACCGGTCGCGCCCACGCGGCGGCAGCCACACATCGATACGGCCCCGCGCCTCACGGCCCCGCGCCTCTCAAAGACGCAGCAGCCCCGTCAGGGAAAAGCCCCCCACCCGTTCTCGCGCGAAGCGCCCGCTCAGCCCGCCGACTCCGCCGCGTCCGGGCTCAGCACCCCCGCCGTCACCAGCGCGATGATCACGATCCCCAGCGCCACCCGGTAGTACACGAACGGCATGAACGACTTCGTGCTGATGAACTTCATGAACGAAGCTAGAATCCCAGTGCCTTAGCTGCTTTGATCTGCAACTTCATCCACCCGTTAAGATCCACTGGGAGTGGACTGGGAGACGGGGGGAACTCCCAGTCCTCAGGGAGCGTCGCCACGAACTGCTGCCACCGGAGTTGCAGCGTTTCCATGATGCGCCTTTCCATCGCCGGAGTCACGTTCGCATACAGGCCCTCGACGCCGGCCACCTCGTGCCCCATCCGCGTCTCCACCGCAATGCGGCTGTGGCCGTCCTCGTCCATCCACTCCTTGTGCCCGTGGCGCTTCAGGTACTGTCGCTTACCCGCCCACCTGGCCACGCTGGGTATCTCTGGTAGCGGGCGCCGGGAGTCGGACATGTGCTTCGTCCCCTGGCGGTCGCGCTCGAATTTCTCGCTCGCCGGACGGCCGTCGGCAATCGGGCGCCAGTAGTAGAACGACACGTTGGCGTTGGCCAGCAGGCCGCCGGTGATTCCGAGGAACGCCCACTCGCTCTCGTGCGAGCCGAGCAGCATCGCCATCAGTTCCGCCAGGAATGGGGGCAGTACGAGTGTCCGTCGGGAGCCGTACTTCGGAGGATGCAGCGCGAGTACACCGTTCTCGCGCTGATGCTGCCACTGGACACGGATTGCGGGCATCAGGTCGTCCCCGTTGCCGTACCGCTCCATGTCTTCGGCGTGACGCTCCTCGCGGTCCTCTTCCTCTTCGTCGTCGAGCGGGTCGGATGCCGGCCATGCGGGGTAGCTGTACTCGCGGCGCAGCGCGTACAGCTCGGCGGGCCGGTTCCCGGCGAACGGCATCATCAGCTCATACACGAAGCCCTGAAATCCCCAGAACACCAAGGCGTTGCAGGCGAGTTGGAACACGTCCTCCATGCGCATGTTGCGCTTGCGTTCCTTTTTCTTCGCCTTCTTGTACTTCCCACGGCGTCGGTTCCTCTTCTTCACCGGAGACGAAGCTCGAAGCTCATCCTCGACGGCATCGTCCATCATCATCGAGAACACAAGCATGATGCTCTTGCGGTAATCGTCTCCGACGTTCGGTTGCCCTTTCAACCACAACTCCCACGCCTTGTGGGAGGACGCCCTGATGTCGCCGATCGCCCAGTCCCCCCAGTGGGGTTCGATGTACAGACGGATCATGGATTTGATGTTCCGCTTACGCAGATGGCCGACGTCCAGGCTCTGCGGCCAGACCTTGCAGTACTCGCTCATCAGGAGCGTCCCGTCGCGGCGACTGACGTATCGCTGGTTGCGGATGTCCGCCTCGCGGTCCAGGCCGTAGGCGATGGCTGCGTCGCGGTCATCGAAGCCGCCCTGGCCGTCGTACAGCCACTTTCCGGTTTCGGGGTTCTTCTTGCCGGTGTTCCAGCGGACTCGCCACTTGTTGCCGCGCGGCTCGGCGTAGGGCATGTCTCGTACCCCCCTTGGGAGATGAGAGTTGGGAGCTGGGCGGGCGGGCCGACGGGCGCCCGCGCCGTCGGCCCGCCCGGTGTTGGTCGCTGTCTACTCTGCCGTTCCGACGGGGCAGGCGCGGCACTTTCGGCAGTCGATCCCCTGGCCGCGCATCAACCGCCTCACCCGTGCCTGAATCGCGGGTTCAACTGCCGCTGCTGGGGCCAGAATGCAGACGGTTTCGCCGTCGGTCTCCAGGACGTGAGCTTCGAAGCCCGGCCGATCGAACGTCACTACCGTCGTCATAGGTCCCCCTTGTGCGTTCGGAAGACCCCCCAGGTGGATGCCCAGACTTACACGTGTGACGGCTGAGCAACAGAGCGTTGTTGACAGAAAGTCGACAGTCTAAGGTCACGATCCGATCACAAGGGAAAGGTTGTGCGGCTACCGTCGGTAACTAGTCGGATTTCAGCACTCCACGCTCCGTGAGCTGCCGCAGCATTTCGTCCTTCATCGCCTTGGCTTCACTCAGGGTGAGATGGGGAGCGGTCAGTTGGGCCGACTTGTCGAATGCCCGGTCGATCTCCTCTCCCAACTGCACGAAGTCGCGGATCTGGCCGCCCTCAATGAGCTCCGTGCCGTCGAGCAGGGTGATCGAGTCGGCGGCGCCGGCCGCGACGGCCTCAGAGGAGCCGGACCGGAATCCCATCCCGAGATCCAGCTTGGCGTAGGTGGTGCTTCGGACACGCCTGGGTGGCGATCCGTCCGCCCCCTCGATCTTCCGATACGTCGTGTGCGAGATGTCGCAGGCGTCGGCGGCGGCTTCCTTGCTGGTGAAACCCAGTGCGACCCGGCGCTGCCTGACGAGCGCTGCGAGTTTTTGCAGGTGGCGCATGGGGTCGCCGCTGATGGTGGCCATGTCGAACATGATGCCAGCGACCGTCAGAGACCACCAGAAACAACTTGGTTCATGACCAGAACATGGCGCCAGGTCACCCCGTAGGTGCACCTAACTCTCGCTGTTACTAGCGGAAACACTCGGAAAGAATAAGTTACCCGCGCGTATCGCTAGTTTCCGACAGTTTAGTCCGCTAGTTTCAAGGCATGGACAGACCCCACCCCACCTTCCCGGTGGATGGGGCGGCAGTCCGCAAGCGCCGCATGGAACTGGGGATGACCCAGGCCATGTGCGCCGACGCCGCCTCCATCTCGCGCAGCTACCTCGCCGAGATCGAGACCGGACACCGGCGCGCAATGCGGCCCCCCAAGTACGCGGGACTTCGCACCGCCCTCCAGATCCAGCTCGACGACCGCAGGCTCCTCCTCCCCACGCCGGAAGAGCAGCACGGAAAGGAAACCGATGGCCGCCACGAAGGCGCCCCCCGCCCCCATCCCGACTGACAAGCTGGAGCAGCACTTCAACGTCGCCAAGGCCGCCGCGCAACTCGGCCTCACCGACCCCGATAACCCGGACGACAAGACCGGCCACCGCTGGCTGAGGGACGGCTTCAACCGCCCCGAGGACGGCAGCAAGGGCCGCAAATTCCCCGGCTTCTACATGGGGCGCGAGTTGATGTTCAGCGAGTCCGACCTCGTCGTCATCACCCAGATCGCCCGCGAGGAGACCGTCGTACGGCAGCGGGCGAAGGACCAGATGCCCGTCTCCACCGGGCGCCCGCGACGCCTGCGGCGCATGGCCGGTACGCCGGCGCTCGTCGACTGACCCCACCTACGCCGAAGGGCCGCTCCGACTGTGCCGGCCTGAGCAGCCCCACGACTCGGCAACCGCATCAACTCGAAAGAAGGTCGCCTTGAGCGCCATCATCCCATTCACCTTCCAGGGGGCGGAGATCCGCACCCTGGTCGTCGACGGCGAACCCTGGTGGGTCGCCTCCGACGTCTCCTCAATCCTTGGCTACCGAATGGCGAGCGACGCCACCCGCATGCTCGACGAGGACGAGAAGGGTACGCACCAGATGCGTACCCCCGGCGGAGACCAGAACGTCACCGTCATCAACGAGCCGGGCCTCTACAGCCTGATCCTCCGCAGCCGCCTCGACGAAGCGAAGGCGTTCAAGCGCTGGATCACCCACGAGGTCATCCCGTCGATCCGCCGTACCGGTTCGTACTCGGTGGAGCCGGCCGCCCCCGCGTTGCCTCAGGACTACGAGGAGGCGTTGGTCGCGCTGCTGGGTCAGGTCCGGGAGACGAAGGCGCTCGCGGCAAAGGTCGCGGAGCTGGAGCCGGCGGCCACGTCGTGGCAGGTGCTGGCGTCGGGTGACGGGGACTTCTCGGTCGCGGACGCGGCGAAGATCCTGTCCCGCGACCCGAGCATCAAGCTGGGCCGGAACCGGCTGTTCACGCTGCTGGACGAGTGGCGGTGGACGTACCGGCAGATCGCGGACGACCGGCCGCGTGTGATGCAGACGGCGGTCGAGCGGGGCTGGTTGTCGGAGTTGCCGCAGTCGCACTACCACCCGCGTACGGGCGAGCTGGTGTTGGACGCCCCGCAGGTGCGGGTGACGGCGAAGGGCCTGAACGAGCTGCACAAGCGGCTCGCCGCCACGGTCAAGGGCGGTGCGGCATGACGGGGATCTCGAAGCGTGCCGAGCTGATCGCCGGGCTGCGCGCGCTGGCGGACGCGTTGGAGGCGGACGTGTCGATGCCGGTGCCCGGGACGCAGAAGCTGAACGTCTACCTGCCGACGAACGCCCAGGTGGGGCAGTTCGCTGCCGAGCGCGGCCTGGCGGTCGAGTACGACGACGAGGGCAACGCGAGCGTGGACATCACGTTCGGCCCGATGACGTACCACGTGTACAGCTACGCGGACTTCGAGGAGCACCGCGAGCGCTGGGCCGAGAAGGACGCCCGGAAGTGGGCGGAGCGCAAGGGGCTGGAGATTCGTCCCGCCGTCACCGAGGCGGTGACCCGATGAGCGCCCCGCTGGCGGTGAACACCGCCGATGGCACGGTGTGGACGCATCGCGGTTCACTGCGCGACGGCCGCGCTTTGTACGCGCCGGCGGATGTGTGCGCGTGCCCGCAGTACGTGATGGCGACGGAGGCGGAGCTCGCGGAGCACGGGATCGCCGGGGTGGCGTACGCGCTGCCGATGCCGGTGGTCGAGGCGCCGTTGTCGTTGCAGGCGGCGCGGGTCCGTCTCGACCAGTACGGGCAGCGCACCAGCACCTGGTCGACGGCCCTCTACAACGACGGCACGGAGAGGGCGCTTCACAAGATCGCGCTCACGCTGCTCGCCGAGGTCGATCGGCTGGAGCAGGAGCGGCATTCGACGAACGAGTCCCTGTCGATCGCGGCAGAGAGCCTGCGGGTGAGCCGGGACCGGATCGCCGAGTTGGAGTCGCCGGAGCGCACCTCGTGCCCGCCTGCTCTGCCGTGGGCGGAGCTGATGGACGACGACGACCTGACCGGCTTCCTCGATGAGCTGGCGGATGCGGCGATCGTGAACGCGGACCCGTTGACGGTGCTCGCACAGGTCGAGGCGGCGTGCATCCGGTGGCGGACGATCGCCGAGGCGCAGCACGGCCACAACACGGCGCCCGGCCCGGACGGCATCACGCAGGCGATCGCGCCGACGCAGGCCCTCCAGGCGGAGGACGGCGCGGAGACGGGCGGCGCCGAGTGAGCGCCATGGAGTGGCTCCTGTGGTTCGCCGTCCTGTACGCCGTCGGGTTCGCGTACTGCGTGATCGACGTTCCCGACCTGTGTGCCCGTGCGGCGCACCTCATCGCCGACCGCATCCGTCACGGGGGTATCCGATGACGACCGTCTACGTGATCACGTCCGGGGCCGCCTGGTCCGGGACCCGGCTGACCCTTCAGGCGGCGCAGGCCGCCGGGCTTGTCATCGAGGAGCGGCTCGCCTTCCGGGGCGGGTGGACGTACCGGTGGGAGCGGTCCGACCGGCCCGGGATCTGGGTGCTGCTGCACCGCGACGCCTCCCAGCCGAGCACGTGGGGGAAGACCGGGCGGCAGGTCCGCGCGGTCGACCTGGACCTGTCTGGCGTTCCGGTCGAGGTGTTGTGGCAGCTCGCCGCCGACGCGCTGAACGAACTGTCCGGGCGGGGTATCCCGATCACCGCTACCCGTGAGCAGGGCCCGGCGTACATCGGCCCGAACGTCTACGACGGCATCCGCCCGGCCCGCCCCAGCCACTGCGTGGTGTTGGCGGATGACGGCCGGTGGGCGGTGGAGGACCGTACGCCCCGCTGCGCGGAGTGCGACCACCCGCTGCCGTACCCGGGGATGACGTACTGCTCGACCCGCTGCCACAACGCCGCCGACCGACACGACGAGGCCGCCAACGGCCAGGACGGGGACGAGTGATGGCCGTCGACGACCGCGAGCCCGCTGAGGGCGACGAGCCGGACATCGCCGACGAGGTGTCGTACGCCGACACCGGACGGCCGTGGGGTGCGCGGGCCATCCGGCACCCCTCCCACGCCGCGACCCGCCGCTACCTCAAGACCAGCCCCCTGCCCAAGCAGACCCGGAGGACGTCGTGAACGAGATCCGTGTGGCCATCCTGCCCCCCGGCGTCGTCCCGCACGACAGCGCCTACAAGCACACCGATGTCGACGGCGACCGACTCCTGATCGGCACCGCGCTGTTCGATGACGGGACGCCGGGGATCTACTTCCGCACCGACCCGAACGGCTCGTCGGTTCCGCTGGCCGATCTGCCCGCGCTGATCGCCCAGTTGCAGGTGATCGCCGAGGCGTCGAAGGCCGAAGCTCAGGCGGCCCAGAACGGCGGTGTGGCGTGACCGCCCGCGACTGGCTGTACGAGCGGCTGACTGGCGCCCCCGTCCCGCCGGACGAGGCCACGACCGGTCTCGACGCCTACCGCGCGCAGGTGTTCGCCGAGGCGGCGGTGCTCGTCGAGCACGCCGCGTGCGACGCGGACTTCACCGAGGACCCACTGTTTATCGCCGGGCTCCGGGCGGCCGGCGGGCTGCTCACGAAGCCGGACTTCTTCGAGCCCGGTCACACGTACCGCGCAGCGGCCTGGGAGTTCCGCTGCGACACCATCACCCACCACCCCAAGACCAGTGAGCGCACCGCCCTCGGCTGGCTCCGACGCGGAACCAGCGACTGGACGGCGTGGGCGTACAGCGCAGCCGACTGGGGGTCCGAGTGGGCCGACATCACCACGGCGGTGACCGAGTGAGCCGCCGAGCCAAGCGCCCGATCATCGACCACAAGGCGGTCGGCGAGAAGCTCCGGGCCCGCCCCGGCGAGTGGCTGACGGTCGGCGAGTACCTCAACCGGATGTCTGCGGACAGCGTGGCCCAGTGGATTCGGGCCGGGCGCGGCGTCGGGGTGTATCAGATCGTCCGCTGGTACCAGCCCGTCGGCGCCTACGAGACCCGTACCGCACCCACCGACAACGGCACCCTCCTGGAGGCCCGCTACCTCGGCGAGACGGCAGGTGGCCAGTGAGTGCCGTGTCGAGTCGGGAGCAGCGCCTCACCGACACCCTCACCCTCATCCAGGGCGACGGCGGGGAGTGGGGCGCCGGACGCCTCCACCGCTACCGGCGCGCTCACGGCGGGGCCGTCCAGCGAGGCACCGCACGCCGCGACCTCGCCACCCTTCACCAGCGCGGATACCTCACCCAGCACAGGCCCGACGACGGCCGCTACTACACCTCCACCCGGAAGGGGGCCCTGTGACGACCGTCGCGCAGGCCGGGACTCAGGTCCCGGCCGCCGGCCCCGTGGTCGTGGACGACCTGTCGGCGGACGAGTACCACGCCGACCTCACCTCGGTGTCCTCCTCCGGGCTCCGCGCCCTCCTCGCCCCGGGCTGCCCCGCCCAGCTCCACTACGACCGCCACCACCGCCCGGCGCCGCGGCGGGAGTTCGACCTCGGGCACGCCGCACACAAGCTGATCCTCGGCGACGGCCCCGACTTCAAGGTCATCGATTACCCGGACTACAAGAAGAAGGACGCCCAGGTCCAGCGGGACAAGGCGTACGCCGCCGGGCTCGTGCCGCTCCTCACCAAGGAACACGACATGGTCCAGGCGATGGCCGACGCGATCCGCCAGCACCCCGTCGCCGGGCCGCTGTTCACATCCGGCCATGGGGTCGCCGAGCAGTCGGTCTACTGGACCGACCCGGCAACTGGGGTCCGCTGCCGCTGCCGTCCCGATTGGATGCCGCACCGTGGCGACGGGCGTCTCGTCGTCGTGGACTACAAGACCGCCAAGGCGGTCGACCCGGAGGCACTGGCTAGGGCCGTGTACGAGCGCGGCTACCACGCCCAGGCCGCGTTCTACCTCGCAGGGGTCAAGGCCGCCGGACTCCACGGGGACCAGGAGCCCGCGTTCGTCTTCGTCTTCCAGTCGAAGACGGCGCCCTACCTGGTGCACCTCGTCGAACTCGACTTCCCCGCCCTCGCGCTGGGCGCGGCCCGCAACGAGCGCGCCCTCCGGATCTACGCCGAGTGCGAGCGCACCGGCATCTGGCCGGGCTTCAACAACGCCATCACCTACCTGCCTCTGCCCCCGTGGGCGGAGAAGCGCGACGAACAGGAGTACCTGTGAACCAGCCCGTCCCCCTCCCGTCCAACAACATGCCGACCCGTATCGGGCAGGGCACCGCGATCGAACAGTCCCGTGCCGCCGCCGAGGTCCAGGCCGCTGTCGTCGTTGCCCAGCAGTGCCCCCGCGACATCCAGTCGGCGGTCGCCGAGATGCGCGAGTCGTGCAAGCAGATGGCGCTCGCCGAGCGCGCCTTCTACCGCTACCCGAAGGGCGGCCAGTCCATCACCGGAGCGTCCGTCCACCTCGCCCGGGAGCTGGCCCGCTGCTGGGGCAACGTCCAGTACGGGCTGGTCGAGATGCGCCGCGACGACGAGTACGGGCAGTCCGAGATGCAGGCGTTCGCATGGGACGTGCAGACCAACTCCCGCAACAGCTCGACGTTCGTCGTGCCGCACCGCCGTGACACGAAGAACGGGCCGCAGGCGGTCACGGACATGCGGGACATCTACGAGCTGAACACGAACAACGGCGCCCGCCGGGTCCGTGAGGCGATCTTCGCGATCCTGCCGCCCTGGTTCGTCGAAGAGGCCAAGGAGCTGTGCAACCAGACGCTGCGGGACGGGGGCGGGAAGCCGCTCGCGCAGCGCGTCGCTGACGCCATCAAGGCGTTCGAGGGGATCGGCGTCACCGCCGACCGGATCGAAGCCCGGCTGGGCCGCGCCTCGGGCAAGTGGACCGAGCACGAAGTCGCCCAGCTGATCGTCATTTACAAGTCGGTCCAGCGCGGCGAGGTTTCCGCCGAGGACGAGTTCCCGGCACCCCGCGTCAGCAGCGACGAACTGACCGGCGGGAAGCCGCCGACGGACGCGTAGCCCGTCCCCGGGTGGCCGCTCCCGCCCGCCGAAATCAGGCGGGAGCGGCCGGTCCCAGAACACCACACCAACCCCTGAACGGAGAACACCGTGAAGTGGCCTCTCGTCTTCCGCTCCCGTCTCGACGCCGCGAACGCCGACCGGGCCCGCCTGCGCGCCGAGCGGACCCAGTTCGCCGCCGACCGCGACACCCACCGGCGCATCGCCGAACGCCTCACCGACGAACTCGCCGCAACCCGCATCGTCAACACCTGCCTCACCGAAGACCTGACCGCCGCGCGCGCCACCCAGTCACAGGACGCCGACTCCCTCCAGAAGTACATCCGGACCCTGGAGCAGCAGCTCGACCACGCCCTCGGCATGAACCGCACCGAAGCCGACAACGGCCGCCACTGGCAGGAGACCCGCCAGGACAAAGGGACGGCGCGGCCGTGAGCGCCTACGACTGGATGGCCGACGCTCTGTGTGCGCAGACCGACCCCGACCTGTGGCACCCCGGCAACGGCTCCGGCTATGGGACAGCCGCCAGGATCTGCGCCGACTGCCCCGTCCGTGAGGCGTGCAACGCGCACGCCGGGCGTCTCCAGGACGACAGCGGGCACCTCATGCGCGGCATGTGGGCCGGACAGCACATCCACCGGCGCGGCCACACCCCCGCCGCCCTCCAGTCCGTGGAGCGCCGCGAGACCATCCTCCGCCTCATCGACCGCGGCGGCATGACCGCCGAGGAGATCGCCGAGCACGTCGGCTGCCACCCGCGCACCGTCTGGCGGGCCATCAAAGAACAGCGGCAGGAGGCGGCGTCATGATCCCCGAGGTCACGATCGGCGCCGCCGTCATCCTCGCCGCGCTCATCGGCGCGACAGGGCTCGCCCGCTGGTGGGTCGCGCCGGAATCCGCCGGACGCCACCGCGCAGGCACCCCGCGCCCCGTCGAGGCCCGCGTCACCGCGACCGCGTACTGCCGAGCCTGCCGCCACACCACCTGCCACACCGTCACCCGCATCCACGGCGAACGCATCTGCCACGGATGCGGACACATCACCAGCCACGCCGAGGAGGTGGCCTGATGGCCGGCCGAGGCTACTTCCACGGCGCCGATCTCCCGGTCCACCCCGACGACCCCGACGTCCGCCGACGGGCCGCCCTGTACGTCGCCGGCATCGCCCGCGACACGGACGACGCCCGACACCTCCTCGACGCACTCGGCCTCCTCGAACCGCCCGCGCCCGCACGCCGGAAGAAGACCGCGCCGCCGACCACGACCACCACCGACTGCCCCATCAACACCCGCAGGGGGGACTCGTGACCCGTATCGGCTCCCTGTGCACCGGCTACGGCGGCCTCGACATGGCCGTACAGCAGGTGTTCGGCGGCACCGTCGCCTGGGTCTCCGACAACGACCCCGGCGCCGCCCGCATCCTGACCCACCACCACCCCAGCGTGCCGAACCTCGGAGACCTCACGGCCGTCGACTGGTCCGGCGTCGAGCCCGTCGACATCGTCTGCGGCGGCTACCCGTGGCAACCCTTCAGCCTCGCCGGCGACCTGAAAGGAACCGACGATGCCCGGCACCTCTGGCCCCACATTGCCCGTGCCCTTCGCGTTCTACGACCCCGATACGCGGTCTTTGAGAACGTCGCGAACCACCTTCGACTCGGCTTCGACACTGTCCTCGCCGACCTTGCCGACCTCGGGTTCGATGCGGAATGGGCTGTTGTACGCGCGGACGAGGTCGGCGCTCCTCACAAGCGGCGCCGGCTGTTCGTCCTCGCCACTGCTGCCGACACCCCGCACGTCGGACACGAACGGAGCGGGAGCACACGGGGAGGGCGGCCCGGACCTGCGGACGGCCGTCTCACTGCTGCCCACTCCGACCGCGACGGACGCTGCACGGAGCGTTGGGGCCGATACGCCCCCGCCGTCACGCGGTGGGAAACGGCGACCGGCCGCCGCGCACCCTGGGCAACTGACGATCGCCGTCGACTGAGCTCCGCGTTCGTCGAATGGCTCATGGGTCTCCCCGCCGGCCACGTCACCGCCGTCCCCGGCCTGACCCGCACCCAGCAGCTCAAGGCCCTCGGCAATGGGGTCGTCCCCCAGCAGGCCGCCGCTGCCCTCCGGCTCCTCGCCGACCGCGCAGGCATCACACCATCCACCACCAGCATCCGCGAGGGGATCGCGCCATGACCCGCACCACCTACGCCGCCACCGTCCCGGACACGCTGACCCGGCCGGGCGCCTGGAAGGACCTGGCGGTCTGCACGGCCGAAGACCCGGAGGTGTTCTTCCCGGGGCCGGAAGACCGGCTGAACACCGAGTACGCCCGCCAGATCTGCATGGCTTGCCCGGTCCGCGAGGCGTGCCTGGAGGACGCCCTCCAGGCGGAGGGCGGGCGCAGCGTACGGAGCAGGCACGGCGTCTACGGCGGGCTCAGTCCGAAGCAGCGCTACAACCTGTACGTCACGCGCCGCAAAGGGGCCGCCTGATGGCCCGTTTCTGGCTCGGCCTCATCCTCGGCGCCGCAGCGGCCGGCATCACCTGGGCCGCGACCGGCAGCCCCCACTGGACGGCGATTGTCGGCCTGGTCGTCGCGGTCCTCGTCTGGTTCGGCGAGTTCCTCCTCGACGACCTCCGCTGACCACCCCTCCCGGCGGCCGTCTTCCCCCGGCCGCCACCCGGTGCGGGTGACCCCCACACCCGCACCGGGACCACAACCACGCAAGAGGCAGACATGACTGACAGCGCCGACATGATCACTCCCGAAGTCGCCGAAGAACTCCGGGCCATGCACGCCATCGCCCGCACCGTCAACGGCACCACGCCGATCGACGACCCCAGACGCAAGGTCGGCGAGGAATTCACCGAAGCCCTGCGCGTCCTGGTCGACCAAGGCGTCACCGTCTACCGCCTCGCAAAAGTCCTCGGCATCGGCCACCAGTCCGTGTACGCGCGCCTCGCCCGCTACGGATACCGGCGCCCGTCCCCGTCCGTAGCGCACAAGCGGTACCGGGCCACCACCATCTGGGACACCCGCCGAGCCAACCAGGAAAACCCCAAGGGCAAGCCGACCGCAGACCCCAACTGACCACACGACACAGCCCCGCACACAGCGGGGCCGGAAAGGAGACGGGGTGGTGTCAGGACTCGGCGCGTTGGGCTTCGACCTCACGCACCAGGCGGCGGACGTGCTCGCGGGTGTACCCGGTGAGTTCGACGACCTCGCCTTGCCGCATCCCCTCTTCGATCGCCTTGGCCATGGCAACCGCGAGTGCGGCGCGTGCGTCGTCGGCGCGCTTCTCGGCGGTGGCCTTGGCGCGCACCGCCTTCCTCAGGCGGGCGGTGGTCTCTTCGGTGGCCGGCATGTCGACATGTTCGCACATCGAGGTGGCCACACGAAAGCCCGCCCCACCCGGCAGATCATGAAACCTATGTGTGGCCACATTGATGTGGCATCATGGATGTGCGGCAGGGGCTCCTGATGTGAGACGCAATTCCCTTGCCCCGACCAGTACGACCGAGAAGAGAGACCGTGACGCTCGACGCCATGAACTGGGTGTGGACCAACTCCCAGTCGAAGGGCAACACCCGGATCGCCTTGCTCTACGTGGCGGACCAGGTGCGCACCTCGGCGTGCGAAGTGCGTATCGGCCAGAGGGAGTTGATGAGCGCACTGAACACGGTCTCAAAGGCGACTGCGGAGGCGGCCCTCAAGAAGGCCATCGACCTCCGAGAGCTCGAAGTGGTGTCCGAAGGGACCGGCCGCCGTCCGACCCTCTACAGGCTCCCGAAGGCCGTCGGATACGTCCGCACGGTCACCGACAGCGCCCCGAAAACTGGGGCACAAGACGAAACTAGCGCCCCGAAAACTGGGGCGCAACGAGATGATCAAGAGGTTCATAGCGCCCCGAAAACTGGGGCACAAGAAATTCGTAGCGCCCCAGTTTTTGACGCTAGCGCCCCAGAAATTGGGGCACCTCCCCATACCCAAACTACGCAGGCAAGCCAGCAGGCGCCCGAGCCCGACGCGTTCCAGATCTGCCAGCCGCTCGTGCAGGCCATGACGCAAGCCGGGATCACCGTCAGCTGGAGCATGCAGTCCAAGGACTGGCTGGAGATCGCCGCCGTCGTCCGGCGAGCCGGTGTGCCCGCCATGGTCACCTTCGCCGCCAACACCAAGGCCACCACCCGCCAGCCCATCCGCTACGCCACGTTCTTCCTCCGCGGCGGCTGGGCCGGACTGCCTCCCGCCGCCTCACCGGCTGCACCCCTCGCTCCCTCGGCAAGCAGCACGCTGCCCCACTGCGGCGATCTCGACTGCCACCCCGACACCCGCCTCCGCGAAGTCGAGGACACCGACGGCCTCCCCGTCCTCGTCCCCTGCCCCGCCTGCCACCCCGCGACCCAAGGAGCCCGCCCGTGACCGACCTTCACGACGAGCCTCCCACCGACGACTTCACCGCCGTCCCGCCCGTCAACCTCGACGCCGAACAGGCAGTGATCGGCGGCATGCTCCTCGCCCCCATCGGCATCGCCGACGCCGAACGCGTCATCGGCGCACTGCCCGTCTTCTACGCGCTGCGCAACGAGATCATTTACCGGGCCATCCTCGACCTCCACGGCGCCCCCGGCGTCCGCCCCGACCCGATCACCGTCGCCGACCACCTCAAGCGCAACGGCGACCTCGACAAGATCGGCGGCGCCCCTTACCTCCACCACTGCGTCCAGGCCATCCCCACCGCCGCGAACACCGAGTGGTACGCCGACATCGTCGTACGCCTGTACCGCCTGCGCCGTCTCCTCGCCATCGGCACCGAGGCCGCGTCCGGCGCCCGCATCGCCGAGGCCGAACCCGAAGTGATCCTCGACAAGGCGATGACCGACCTCCAGGCCCTCCTCGCCGAAGCTGCCGGAGGCGACGCCGAAGACAGCCTGTCCGTCGCCGACAACTGGGCCGACTTCGTGGAGGAACTCAGCGCCGGCAATGACCCCGACGCCATCGACTCCCCGTGGAAAGACCTCAACGAGGTCGTCCAGCTCAAGCCCAAGGAGCTCATTGTCGTCGGCGCCGCGACCGGCGGCGGCAAGTCTCTCCTCGGCATGAACATGGCCGCCCACGTCGCGCTCCGCCGGGGCAAGCCCGTCCTGTTCGCGTCGATGGAGATGACCCGCAAAGAACTCCTCGCCCGCCTCACCGCCGCCGAAGCCGGCGTGAAACTCGACCACCTCGTGCGGCGGAAGCTCACCGACGACGACTGGGCGCGCATCGCCCGCGTCTCCGACCGGCTCCAGAACGCCGACAAGTTCATCCTCGACGACTCCCCGGCCCTCACCGTCGCGAAGATCCGGGCCCGCGTCCGGTGGATGTCCTCCCAGAACACGGCGCCCGGCCTGGTCGTCGTGGACTACATGCAGCTCATCACCCCGGAGTCCACGAAAGGGGGCGACGCCAACCGCGCCCAGGAGGTCGCGAAGATCTCGCGCGGCCTGAAGCTGATCGCCGACGAGTACGCCGTCCCCGTCATCGCGCTCGCCCAGTTCAACCGGTCCGCCGTCGGCCGCAAGCCCCTCGTCACCGACTTCAAGGACTCCTCGCAGATCGAGCAGGACGCCTCCGTGATCCTCCTGCTCCACCGCGAACTCGCCGCGGACGGCTCCGACACCGGACCCACCGCCGGACACGTGACGCTGATCGTCGGGAAGAACCGCAACGGCGGCCAGGGCCGGGAGATCGTCCTCCAGTTCCAGGGCGAGTTCGGGCGCCTCCGCTCGATCGCACCCCCCAGCTGGTCCCCGACCGCGTCCCTCGGCGGTGCCGCATGAGTCACGCCTTCGACGCCGACGACGTCGCCGCCATGCGGAAGGAGGGCAACTTCCGGGACTTCCTCGACCAGGTCACCGGCCGCACCGCCAAACCCGCCCCGCGGCCCGTCGAACCGGCCGCGCCCGGCTATCACGTCCGGCGGCCCGGCGCGTGGCCCTGCGGTACCGCCCCCACCGGTCCCGCGCCCGCCTCATGCAGCACCTGCCAGGGAGGAACCCTGTGACCGTCCACGCCATCGAGACCTACTACGCCGGCCACCTCTTCCGATCCCGCCTCGAAGCCCGGTGGGCCGTCGTCTTCGACAACCTCGGCATCCGCTGGGAGTACGAACCGCAGGGCTACCGCGTCGGCGGACAGCGCCGCGCCTACCTACCGGACTTCCACCTCACCGGCCTCGGCTGGTGGGTCGAGGTGAAGGGCGACCGGCAGCGCCTCGACGTGAGCCTCCTCGTCGACGCCGTGCACCCGACGCTGGGGCTCGGCCGCACCGACCCCTGGCACCGCACCAACATCCTGGTCCTCGGCCCCGTTCCCGCCCATGGCGATGCGGTCCCGGCGCACTTCAGCGTCAGCCGCTCCGCTGCGCTCGCCTGCGACGGCGGTTGCCCCTTCAGCGGCGCCGTGTTCGGGCTGCACCACTTCGCGCCCATGGCGGACTTCCCCGAGGCGCCCCCGGAGTTGGCCGCGCGCCACCTCAACACGCTCCTCGTCCCTGCGGGCCGGCCGTCCGGGCGCCTGCTGGACGGCGACCTGACCGGGGCGGTGCCCGTGTCCCACGTCCCGCGCATGCCGCGCCTGGAGGCCGCCTACCTCCTCGGTCGTACGGCCCGCTTCGAACACGGCCAAGCCGCATGACCGCGCCTCGCTGTACGAGTCCGCGTGGCCGGCGGATACCCGTCGACAGCCACGACGCCCGACAACAAGCCGCCACCTCGGCCCCGGTTACTGCCGAGGGCGTACGGCCGGAAGGATTCCGATGACCAGCCCCAGCCCGCTCACCGACCAGCAGCTCGCCGAGACCGCCGCCGACCGACCGTCCGCCGGTATCGGCAGCGTCCGCCCCGTCATCGAGCACGCGCTCACCGCCTACGGCTACAGCCTCGACATCGCCCGTACGCTCATCGACCGGCTGATCGCCGAAGCGAGGGCCGAGTGATGCCGATCTACCTCCCCGCGCCAGCGCATCGGCCCGGCGGCCCCGACGGCCAGGGCTGGAATCGGATCGCGCTCGGGAGTCTCGCGGGCGATCAGTGCGCGCTGCGCCCTCGGGACTACAGCCATTTCCGCGAGTCGCAGGACACCAGGCGTGCCCGGTACGGCGGCTACGGGCCGTGCATCGCCGACGGCAAGTGCGACACCTGCCCGATTCTCCGGTCCGCACCCCACACCCTGACCGCGTTCGACGACCGCATCCTTGTCCGCATCCACCCCGTCGACGGGCGCCCGTACCTGATGAACCGACCCGAGGACGGGTGGGCGTCGCTGGCGAAGCGCTGGGCGTGGCAGGACCTTGCCCGCCTCGACGGGTGGGAGATCGGGCGCCGATACGAGGACGAGCACGGGCAGTACTTCTGGATCGAACGCGTCCCTCCGGAGCCCGCCGAGTGACCGAGGCCCGCCCGAAGTGCGCGGCCTGCAAGTGACCCGCGCGGCCGTCGGCGTCGGGGCTGGGCCCCGTCTGCCGCAGGCGTCTCACCGGCCCCACAACACCCCGCACGGCCATCCCCCGACCCGGCCCCGGCGGCGAGCCGATGCCCGGCCAGACCGCCCTCCCGCTCGTCGACCACCAACCCACCCTCTGGAGCCTCTGATGCAGCACATCACCGACGAGATGCCCGCCACGTGGGTCTGCGAGATCGCCGACGCCATCACCGCGCTCGGCCACACCGTCGCCGACGCCCACGAGTCCGCCATCGTGATCACCCTCACCCCCGACAGCCGGCACGTCCTCGAAGCGGCCGAGGGCGACGTCCTCGTCATCGGCTGGAGCGAGCGTGCGGGCGTCGACTGGGGGATCAGCAGCGACGGCGCCCACGTCCCCGCCCCTCAGCCCCTCGACGTCCACACGCCCGGCGAGATCGCCTCCCGCGTCCGCACGCTCCTCGCCACGGGCGGCCTGTCGGAGATCCCGCACGCGATGCCGTACGTCACCTCACCCAACTGCACCTGCACGGAGCAGCCGTGCGGCGGGATCATCCCCGACTCGGAGTGCCCCGACCACGGGCACCGCATCAATCCCGCCATGGGATGGCACCTCGCCGGGACCGTGTCGTGCCGGACGCTCGCCGCCGGGCGCGAGTCCTGATCTACAAGCCGGCCGCCCCGGATTGCCCCCGGGGCGGCCGTACCCCCCATCCCAGCACACCATCAAGGAGTCACCGTGACCGACCAGCCCAACCCCGCCGCATCCCCGCCCGCCGAAGGGCAGGGTGAGCCCGGCGAACTTCGGGACCTGCCCCACGAGGTGCGCCACCTCGTCCACGTCGTCGACCGCGTTCGGGGCGACTGGGCGGAGTCCAGCGAGGAGCGTCGAGCAGAGCTGTGGCAGTCCCTGCACGAGGCCAGCGACGCCGTCTGGAACCGCCCGCTTACCCCGCCCGCCGACCGGACGGCCCTCCGTGACCGCATCGCCGAGGCGCTGGTGACCACCCCGCGGCCCGGCTACCCCGGCGCGGCCAGGCATGGCGAGCACCGCTACGACGCCCGCTGCGCCCTGTGCGTCGCAGACGTCGACGCGCTCGCCGATGCGGTGCTGGCCGTACTGCCCGAGCCCGCCGACCGGGCCGCCGTGCTGGACGAGGCCGCCGACGAGCTTGTGGCGGAGATCCAGCGTGGCGCCCGGTTCAGTCACGAGGATGCCCGCCAGCCGGGCTTGCGTGCGGCGGTGGAGCTGCTACGCCGCATGGCCGCCGAGGCGCGCGCCACCGACACGCAGGACAGCGCGGCGCGCACCGTCCCGTGCAGCGCCATCGCCTTGCGGGTGCACCACGCTCCGCACCGTTGGGAGCCGCAGCCCGGCATGGGCCACGTCCACTGCGCCGGATACCCGGAGGCTGGCCGTGGCTGAGTTCACCTGCGAGACCGTCGTCCGCACGGTCCGCCGCTGGATCATCCCCGCCGCCGAACCCCGGGGTGCCGCCGCCGCCGAGGTCGGCAAAGCGTGGGCTGCCGCCGAGCGCGCGTACCGCGACCACCATGGCCTGCGCGACGAAGAGGGACTCCACGACGACGCGCTCCGCTTCCACGCCTACGACGACCGGATCGTCATCGAGTTCGAGACCGAGGCGGAGGAGTCGTGATGGCCGAGGCCGTCGACACGCTGATCACCCTGGGCTGGGCGGCGCTCGGCTGGCTGGTTGTCCTCTCCGCCGCCGTGACCGTCGTCGTGCTGGCGGTGGCGGGGATCGTCGGGTGGGGCGCGTGTGCCGCATGGAGGGGGCTGGGCGGGGCTCTCGCGGCCGTACGCGCCGCCGGGGCAGTCCGCGACCAGACGCAGGCCCACGGCGCGCCACAGAGGTGCACACAGATTCCAGCACTCACGGGGTGACACATGACCAACCTGGCCACCAACAACCCCACAGCCCGGCTCGGCGAACTCGGCGGCGACTGCCTCTGCGGGCGCGGCCCCGTCATCGGCACCTGCGTCATCACCGACACCCGCATGTGGTTCCGCGCCTTCCACGACGGCCTGACCGCCTACCACCTCGAACGCTCCACCGACTGGGCGTGCATCGACTGCGTCGCCGACAACGCCCTCGCCGTCTCGAACGGCGAGATCGGTGAACGGAAGCGCCAACTCGCCGAACTCCGCAACGGCACCCCCTGACCGTCCTGCCGGGGCTCACCCCGAGCCCCGGCACCAACACCCGCCCGGAGAACCACATGAGCGCCCGCATCACACTCCACTGCGACACCGAATGGCGCTACGGCGGCTGCCCCAAGCAGCTCCTCACCGACGCCCGCACCCTTGACGAAGCCCGAGCAGCAGCCCGAGCCAACGGATGGATCACCCACTCCGACGGCCGCGACATGTGCGCCTCATGCTCCGGGCGCGGCCCGCAACCCGCCCACGCCGTTGTCGCCGTACTGCACCCCAAGGAGCAGCCGTGACCCGCCCTCAGCGTCGCGCGTACGCCTGCCACCTCGCCGCCGTCGTCTGCCTCGGCCTCGGCGCCTGGGCCGCCGCGTACCAGCCTGGCCTCGCCATCGCGGGGGGCGTCGGCGCGGTCGTCCTGTGGCTCGTCGCCCGCGACTACCAGCGCGACCACCGCGACCTACTTGCTCGCCACGAGCAAGCCCGCCGGGACGCCGTGATGTACCCCGACCCGCAGCGCGACGGGCCCCCGCTCACCGCCAGCGAGGCGGCCGAGTGGGCGCTCATCACCGCACGCATCGACCTCGACCAGGAGCAGCAGTGACCGGCCCGTCATCGTCTCCCCGGCCCGAGCACACGCCCCGGCCGGGCGCCACCTGGGAGACCCACCTCGTCCGCACCGAGACCGTCGTGGACGACGACGCACCCGACCCCGCGCCACCCAACCGCGCGACCCGACGAGCACTCGCCCGCGCTGCGCGACAGCCGATCCGCCAGTACCCCGACGAACTCCGCGCCCGCGCCGAAACCGACGACCTCACCATCCACCCGTCCCGCCGCAACCAGGGAGCAACCATGACCGACGCCGAAGTCCGCACCGCCACCCGCCCGTACACCGGCCGCTACGGCAGCCCCATCTCCCGCCTCCACCACACCGGCGCCATCAGCGAGCACACCCGCGACGCGCTCCTCGACCGGGCGACCTACCTCGACGCCGACGGCCTCCACGGCGACGCCGACCGGCTCCGGGACGCCGCCGACTACGTCCTCGACGCCGGATGCCGGCCGCCCGTGACGGGATGGACCGAACGCTGACAGAGACCCTCTTGGCGCACGACGACGCCCGTCACTCCGTCCGATGACGGCAGGTGACGGGCGTCGTCGTGCGCCCTTCACGCGCCCTACCCATCCACGAAAGGATGCTTCCCATGGACCCCATCGAGATCACTATTTACGGGGCGGTAACCCGCGGATCTGACTACGCCCCCATCTACTGCCCCATCTGCGCCGCGACCGACGCCCACACCATCCGCGGTGAACTCGACGACGACACCATCCCCGTGACTCTCACCTGCGTCAACGGACACGACGTACCAGTACCCGCCGAAATCAACCCACGCGAAATGCTGTTCATCCTCGCCATGCGCGCCGAATGATCCATCGGCAGGCGCGCCAGCGCGCCTGCCTCGCAGCCCGGACCGTGGCATCCTAGGAGCGCGCGCCCGTCTGCTCGCGGGAAACCCGGGCCGCCGAGAACCAGTCGGCCGATAGCCGGGCGCGCACCTGCCGGGACACGGCCGGAACCAGGCAACTGGACCCTCCGCCCTCGTGGTGGCAGCGGCCCCCGGAGGGCCCGGTGCGCCCCGACCGAGACGGCCGGGGCGCACTCCGTCCCACGCTACGGCGCAGGGTTAAGGCTCCAGATCCTCCATCGGATCGTCCGACTCGGCGCGGGCACGTACCCGGATGCCGTCGCCCGGAAGCAGCATGGCGAGCGAGTTCAGCACGGCATATACCGTTTCCGTCGCCTGCCCGTGCGCCCATGCCCGCGCGGACTCCAGCGATCCCGGCCGTTCCCTGTCCAACCGTGCGAACGCCTCGCTGGCCTCCCGGACTGGTAGCTCGTCGCGAAGGCGAGCCACCAGCACCCGCATCTCGTGGATCAGCTGCGAGTACGCCTCGCCCTGCCACACCCGCTCCTCGCGGGGATACTCGGCACCCAACGCCCACTCGCGGCGCCCCTGCAACTGGCCGTCCAGGTCCCGCAGAGCATCAGCCATAGCGCCCCGGTGCTGGTCGATCAGCCCCTCGTACGGGAGAGCCGCCTCGGCCGCTCCACGGAGCCACTGCGCCCGGCTGATCTGCCGTGCGGCGGCGGCCTCGCCGATTTCGACGAGGAGGCCTTCCGGGTAGGCGACGCTGATCGCGGGGCCGACACTGGGACGGCCGCCCTTCGAGGGGGCCGAGGGCGTGGCAGGCATGTCGTCGTCGTAGACGTTCGCGCGCACCCGGTCGTAATCCGCCTCGGCCTGCGCCTCGACCCTCGCGGCCCGCTCCCCGAGGCGCCGGTCGACCTCCTGCTTCGCTTCGGCGAGCTGGGGTGCGTCGTCAAGGCGGGTCATGTCGATGAGGTAGACCGCGTAGGGGACGCCGTGCTCGGGGTGTACGCCCCGGTCGGCGTCGAATCCGCGCGTGGTGTAGGTGATGCCGTCGTCGTATCCCTGGATTCGGTGGCCGAGGTAGACGCGCTGGCCGGCGTTCTTGGCTCCGGTGAGGGTGACCTGCTGTCCGGTTTCGAAGGCGGCGGCGAGGACGTCGGCGGGTCCGAGGGCGCCGAGGACTCCTCGGATGGTGGTTCGGGTGGTGAGGAGGATGGGCAGGTCGGTGTTCATCTGAGCCCCCTTAAGTTTTCGATATGGAAAACCTAGCGCATGAGGGAGGGGTTTTCAATATGGGAAACCGTCGGAGTTGGCGTAGCGGCCCCCGCTTGACGCGCATGCCACGATGACCCCAAGTCGCGACCTTCCTGCTCTGGGGGTACGCGACCGCTACTCGCCGACGCGGACAGCACGACGGCCCCGACTTCGGTCGGGGCCGTTCGCGTACTCGCCGGGCGGGCGCCGGTCAGGGGGCCCACTCCTCGCGGTAGTCCGGATGGTCGGCCCAGGCGGTAGCGTCGCGCCGCACGACCCCCGCGAGGGCCACCCGGCCAGAGCGGAGGGCGTTGTAGCGGGCGGTGTCGCCGTCGCGGACAGCTTGATCCATGTCCCTCTCGGACGCCTCCAGCTCGGAGAGGTTCATCCGCTTGGCGTCGACCTCCCGCAGGACGCGCGCCGGATCATGCTCTGCGATGTGCAGTGCCCGCCACGACCGAGTACACGCAACGACACGCTCGAAGGAGTGGTCGACATCCACCCTGCGCGTCTCTACGCCGGGGGCCTCGTCGAACGCCGTCCAAGTCTCCCCGGACCGCGCCAACTCGGCGTCCTCGTCGAGCCGCGCCCGCACGAACTCCACAAGATCCACAGTCAGGACTCCTCTCGCTCTGCCGCCGGGGGCCGGTTCTGCCCCGAGCCCTTGTAGCCGCGCAGCAGGTCCTGCACCGTCCCCGGCTTGATCCCTAGGCGCTTGGCGATTCCTCGGACTGACTCGCCGTCAGCCTGCATCTGCTGAGCCAACTCGGCACGCTCGGCGTTCCACCCGGCGCTCAGTTCCCTGGTCTTCGCGGTGATCCGCGCCCGAGCGCGAGAGCGCGCTTCCGGGTCAGCGATGCGCTCTACGTCCTCGATGGCATCGAACACGCGCTGTACCTCCTCGTCGTCCGTCACGCCCGCGCCTTCCTCGAAACAGGCGGGCCTCACTCAGGTGCGTATGGTGACCCAACGCCAACTAGTGTAAGGTCACCTTACATGGCCGGGTGTGAGCCCGCGCTACTCAACAAGAACGGCCCCGACCGGTGTGTGAGAGCCCGGTCGGGGCCAGCCACCTCACCTGAGCTACCAGGAGAAACAGCCGTGGGACACGGTAACGGCAACACCCAGACCCAGCCCACCCCGCGCCGACGCGTCATCGCCACCGGCTACATCCGCCGCGCACCCATCCCCCCGGCCGCCCGCGCCGCGATCGCCCGCCTCGAACGCGCCCTCGACCCCACCGCTCCCGCCGCCCGCATCCCCGCGCTCTACCAGTCCATCGCCCGCCGGATCCTCGCCACCCGCCACATGGCCGACGTCCAGCTCCTCGACGTCGCGCGCGTCCGCTCCGTCTTCCTCCTCACCGTCCGCCACCGCCACGGCGACCGCCCCTACAGCATCTACGCCTACCGGCAGCCCACCCCCATCGAGTGCGACCCCGGCCTCGCCAACCCCCGCCAGCCCGGCGAATGGATCCAGATCAACTGGCGCGACGGACAGCACGACGAACTCGACCACCTCACCGCCGACGCCACCGCCTGGGCCCACCACCACGCCGCCACCCGCATCGCCCACCTCCACCGCCGCACCGCCGAATGGCAGGCCCTCACCGACACGCGGCAGGCGGCCACCCGATGAGCGAGCCCCAGCCCGAGCCGGACCGCACCCCGCGCCCCAACCCGATCCTCGCCCAGCCCGCGACCGTCGCCGACTGCGCCCGCGACTACGAGGACGCCGCCGACGTACGCCGCCGCCTCGACCAGCAGATCACCGGAGGCCGCTGATGGGCTGGCTCCGACGCCGCGAGCAGACCACCGTCGACTACTGGGGCACCCCCGTCACCGGCCCGGCCGACCGCTTCCGCCGCCACAAGACCACCGGCGCCAAGGCCGCGGACCGCGCCGCCCAGAAGTGGGAGAACGCCGAGCGCGCCGCCGAAGGCCAGCCCCGACGACGACGCCGATGGGGGCGATGACGGAGCGCCTCCTCTACGGCCTCACCCACTAACCCCACCCCAGACCGCCGGTCTCCCGCGCACACCGCATCCCCCACGGCCGCGGGAGACCGGCACCCACACTCCGCCCGGGAGCAGCACGTGAAGACCCGCAAGATCGAGCGGACCCGCCTCGTCCCCCACACTGTCGACGGGGAGACCGAGTACGTCGAGGACACCCAGTACATCGAGGTCTCCGTCCCGCCCCGCGACTGGGACGCCGCCGTCCGTACCGCCGTCACCATCGGCGCCGTCGTCCTCGTCACCGCGTCCCTCGTCTGGACGACCACGTCCGTCGGCGGCCTCCTCGCAATGGCCACCATCGCCGTCGTCGCCTATGCGGCCGGCGTCGCCTTCGACGCCTCCTGGATCCTGTGCATGGGCGCCGAGTGGCTGCTGCGCTACGACCCTGAGCGGGCCGCCGTACCTCGCCGTGCCGGACACTTCGCGCTCGCCATCTCTATGGGGGCCGTCTACGCGCACGGCCAGCTCTCCGGCGAGTGGGTGGTCGGCGCCGTCGGCGCGGCCGTCTCGGCGCTCGCGAAGGGCGGCTGGATGATCGCCATGCGCGTTCACGCCCGCCCCCTCGACCCGCGCACCCAGCAGTGGGTCGCCAAGCGCCGCGCAGCCGTCGACGGGCAGCTCGCCATGATCCCCGTCCGGCGCGAACTTCAGCGAGGCCAAGCACTCATCGACGCCGAGCAGCGCTCCCTCACGGACACCGGATCCGCCGATCCGGACCGTCCGGACCAGTCCGCGGACGATCCGGACGCCGACGTCCTCACAATCCGGCCCGGCGCCATGAACAGCAAGGACGCGGTCCGGATCGCCTGGGACAGCGGAATCCGCGACGACGGCGCTGCCACCCGCTACGCCTCCAAGGTCATGGGCAAGGCCATCTCCCCGGACACCGTGGCCCGCTACATGCGTGCCCTCCGCATCGGCGCCTGACGGCCGCCGCTATCCCCTTCAGGAGCCCCTAGATGCTGCTCGTTCTGATCCTCGTCGCCGCCGGGCTCGGTCCCGGTGTCGCGGCCGGCTGGTACGTCCAGCGCCGTCACGGCTGGCCCCTCGCGGTCCTCGCCGGGATCGGCGCGACGACGTGCCTGCCGTTCCTGCTGCTGACGATGCTGATCGTGTTCCCGCCGCTCGGATTCGCGGCCGGTGTCGGGGCCGGGATCGCGGCGCTCCGCGCGTACGACGAGGGCCGCATCTGGGTCGGCACCGCCCTCGTCGGCGTCATGATGGTCGCCCTGTCCTGCGCCGGGATGGCCGTGCGATGAGCGAGAAGCCGATCACCCCGACGCGCATCATCCCCGCAGGGGAGTTCCTTCCCACTCCCGTGAGTCCGCCGCCTCCGCCCCCGCGGCCCCCGGCGCCAGCGGATCGCGGTCCGGACTGGTGGGGGCGCGGATCCGGACCGTCCGGACCGCCCCCGCCCGCCCCGGTCGACGTCCACGTGCACGTCACCATCGACCCCGGCGGACCGCTCGTCCCGGTCGATCCGGATCCCGGACCACGCTGGTACCGCCGGTTCCGGATCGGCTACAACCTGGCGTGCGCGCTCGTGGGGTTCGGGATCTGCGGGCCGTGGGCGTGGGTCCTCCTCTCCATCCGCGACACCGGCTCCCTCGCCGGAGCCTGGGTGACCGCGATCATCCCCGGCGCGATCCTCTACCTCCTCGACAACGCCAGGCAGGTCGAGGCCGACCACGCCGACGAGCGGCTGATAGCCCCGCGCATACGCGCCGCCGTCACCCGCACCCTCCTCTGGGCCGCCGCCGAAGCCGCCACCCTCACCCTGCCCGTCACCACGCTCGTCTACCTCATCACCGGAGTGCAGCCCTCATGAGCACGCTCGCCGTCGGCCAGTACACGGCCACCACCATCTCCACCGCCGGATTCGCCCTCGGGCTCGCCCTCCTCGGCACCGAGCTGTGGCGCTGGCACAAGGGCGGGAAGGGCAAGGGCGACGACGGGGGAGGCGCCGCCAAGGACCCCAAGGCGCTCATCCCGCTCGCATCCGGCATCGTCTCCGGCATCCTGATGATCGCCTGCCCCGCCGGACTCCTCGGCTCCCTCGCCGACATGCTCCGCTGGGGCGGAAACTCGGTCGGCGACTTCGCCATGCACGCACTCACCGGCACCAGGAGCACGACCTTCGGGGGCGCCGCCGCACCCCGCATCGACGACAAAGGCGCCGTCGTCGTCACCGCGCTCTTCGTCGCCCTGTTCCTCCTGCGGAAGTCCTTCGCGAAGGTCGTCAAGGGCAAATGGAAGAAAGGGGCGTTGATCGGCGTCCTTCTCTCCGTCAGCACCGGTGTCGCCGCGATCGTCGCCCAGCAGGTCACCGAAGGCGCCAACGGGATCGGCGCCTGGGCCCTCGGCGGCCTCGCCACATGGAGCCCCGTATGAGCACCCCCACGACCGTCCAGTGGCTCCGGCGGGCCGTCGACAGGATCGGCCGCGGCTCAGGCCGCCGCGCCACCCAGATCGCCACCGCCGCCGTACGGACCGCCCGCCGCGTCTGGGACGGCGGCACCGGCTGGCTGGGCGAGGCGACCGGCGTCATCTCCTGGGCGCTCCGCGCCGCCGCCCTACTCGGCGCCGCCCTCATCGCGCGCACGATCATCACCGCGGTCGCGACCGGCCTGTACGAGCGCATCGCCCACGGGGGAGCGCCCTGGCTCCTCTGGGGCGCCGCCCTCGCATGGACGGTCGCCGCCTACCGCGCCGGCGCCGACGGCTGGACGCCCGGCAAGACGGCCGCCGCAGACGCTCCGGACACGCCCATCGAGGGCCACGAACAGCCCGGCGCCGAGGAGCCCCCGCCAACCCCCTCCAAACCCTGGCGGCCATCCACCGTCGAGCTGGTCGCCGCGGTCCGCGACATCGGCACCCCCCACGCCCAGCTCAAGCCCCTCGCCGAACACCTCCGCGTGACCACCGACACGGTTCGTGCGGTAGCCGCCGAGATGGGGTGGCGGGTGAAGGACGTCCGGATGGTCGGCCGGTCGGCGTCCGCTGGGCTGCGCTGGGACGAGATGCCCTCCCCACCCCCTCTCGGCCCCTCTCCGAGTGTCGTCGGTGCAGGTCAGGCGGCCGACGACAACGACGACGACACGAGCGAGGGGGAACCCCGAGAGGGGTTGCGTGTACGGCGCACCGAGACCGCGACCTACATCTACGACCCCGCCGACGCCCACCAACACCACAAGATCTGAGGAGCACCATGTGCATCTGCGGCTCCCTCCCCGACCACGACACCTGCTCCCGCTGCCACCCGCCATCCGACCTCCCCGGCGACGACTGGGAAGCCCCCACCGCCATCACGCCCACGCCGCCACTCCCGTACGACGAGGAACCGTTCTGATGCGCACCTACGCCACCGCCCAGCAGATCGGCGACCGCACCCACCAGTGCGATGCCACCGCCTACGCAAAGCACTCCTCCGGCGCCGAGGCGTACGTCATCCTCGACGGCATCGGCTCCACCGACGAAGTCCGCGACTGGACCCTCTCCGCCGCCGACCGCCTTGCGCAGACGGCCGCACGCCTCGGCGACGCCGAAGCCGGCCTGCGCGCCGAGTATGAGCGGTACGCCGCCGAGCCTGCCCGCAGCGAACCCTGGGCAAGTGACGACCTTCCGCACGCCGCCGCCGTCGTGGCCGTCACCGCCCCCGAACACCCCCTCACCGTCGCCTGGTGCGGCGACTCCCGCGCCTACCTCCTCACCGGCGGCACTATCCGGTGTCTCACCAACGACCACAACCTGCGGCGCACCCTCGGAGGGAACCGCAACCTCCTCACCTCCTGCCTCGGCGCCTCGGAGACGGACCAGGAGGTGGAGAACCTCCACGGGCACCCGGCGATCGAGTCCACCACCTGCGACGGGGGTGACTCCCGTCTCCTCCTCGCGTCCGACGGCGCCTACGAGCCGCTGGAGGACTCCTGCTGTGACCTCGCCGCCTTCCTGACCGGCGCCCCCGGCGAGGCGGCGCGCGGCTTCGTCGAGGCGGCGATTGAACGCTGCGGCCCGCACGCCGACAACGCCACCGCCCTCATCGCCGACCTGAGTTGACACTCCTGCCACACTGCCTTCAAGCCCGCCGCACATCCCCCCGATGCGGCGGGCCTACCGCATGCCCGGCTCGCGCGGTGCGGGTGCGGCGATGGCGCGGGCCACCCAGCCGGGGCCGACGATGTCCGACGGCAGCAGGGTCGGCCGGGCGTCCAGCGCGGCGCACAGGCGGTCCAGGGCGGTCTGGCACGCCTCCCGGCTCGTCGCGCGCACCATGTACACCGTCTCGTCCATGCACGGCAGTCTGACGGGCAGGCAGGTGTGCCGGGGCGGCTTCGGCCCAGTTCGTGTGGGAGACGACTGCCGGAAGCGAGTTGCGCGGGTTCGTACGATCGGATCACGCCACACGCCCAGGAGCTGCGCCATGCACACCGCCCACGCTGACGACGCCCCCACCTGTATCGCCTGCCGCCGAGACCTGTACACGGACGAGGTCGGCCGCTACGCCTGCCGACCCTGCCAAGACCGTGCGGATGTCGCCCTGCGGCAACTCCCCGGACCCGGCGGCCTGTACGCGCGCCTCGCCACCGTCACCGCACCCGGACGTGGTGGCGGCATCGGGCCCGTCTCCGGATCACGTACGGCGCCCCTCCCTATCCGGCTGGAGCCCCTGTCGCTGTCCGCGCGCGGCGGGGTCGTCACCGTCCTCCAGGCGTGGCTCGTCGACTGGCATGAGCGGCTCGGCTGGCTTCACCCGCGCTGGGAGGGTGGACTCCAGGAGCAGCTCGACCAGGTCGTGCGCGCGCTACGGGCCAACCTTGGCTGGGCCGCCGCCGAACACCCGGCGTTCGACGAGTTCCTGACGGAGATCGCCCGCCTCGTCTGGCAGTGCGAGATGGCCATCACCGGAGAGAAGGGAGACCGTCGAGTCTCCGTCGTCTGCCCCTGCGGCAGCCTCCTTGGCGTCACCATCCACACCTCCGGCGTACGCTGCCGCGCTTGCAGCACGCAGTACGGGCGCACGGAGGCGCTGAGCCTCCCGCTCGCCGACAGGAATAGCGCCTGGACAGGAGTTGCAGCATGAGTCGTATCGCCCTCACGTCAGAACAAGTCGCTCAAATGCGGCAGGAGTTGGCGAGGCGCGAGATGCTGATCGTTGAGCACGTGCTCCAGCAGCCCGATTATCCGCCACTTCCGTGCTGCCCGGAGTGTGGCGCCGTCGTAGAGCAGATGGAAACGATGGATGAGCCGCCGCAGTTCGCAATCTACGAGCAGGCGATGCTGATCAACCTGGCGCCCTGCGGGCACCGATTCCGCGCTGTGGCTGGCCTAGGCAGCCCGCATTAGATCCAAGCCCCCGGAGCCCGCATCATGGACCTGCACACCTGGATCACCCAGCAAGTCGACCACGTCGAAGAGACGGCCCGCGCAGTCGAAGACCACAGCGCCCCATGGGATGGCCAGTTGATGGCCGACGCCGCCGAGTGGACATGGGCCCTCCCTGGCGAGTGCCCCGAACTTCTCGACCTCGCGCACGCCCACGGCATCACGCCCGACACCCTCGCCGAACTCGACCGACCGCAGCCGCCCGAGCGGAAGCCCGTCACCGGCCCGCGAGCCGGGCACTGGCTAACTCCGTCGGTCAGCACCAGCGACATACTCGCCGCGCTACGCAAGCTCCGCTGGTAGCCGAGCAGGTAGACAGTCGTGTCGAGTTGACACCGGGTTCGAGCGAAGCCATTCTGTGCTCAGATAGAACTTCTGTCGCAAAGGCCACCCCCAACCAGGTGGCCTTTCGTCATGCCGGGGGAGGTGAACATGCCCCAACCCCACTCCCTCATCACCGCCGCCGACGCCGCCCACTACACCGGACGCGCCGTCGGCACCATCTGGCGGTGGGCCTCCGAAGGCCGCATCAGCAAGTACGGGCACGGCAAGGGCGTCCGCTACGACGTACGCGAACTCCCCGGCAAGACCGTCGACGACGTAACCGGCGAAGTGCAGCTCGGCGACCCGCCGCCACTCCAGCAACGCCTCACGGGCGCCGCCTGAGGCGCCACAAGCAGGGACGCCGTCGGCAGACGAAGGCTGTCGTCCATAGCTGGCCAGCACCGGTTCGACTCCGGAACGGCGGCGCTCCCCGAAGTCGAAGGAAGCCATGAGTACCACCGCAGACAGCACGCGCTATCTCAAGACCGTGTGGCGCGGGGAGAAGCCCTGGGAGCGGAAAGCTCTCTACGTCGGGCACGTCCAGCCGCGCGGCTACCGCACTTACTGGCGTAGTCGATGGCTGTGGCAACTCCACCTCACGCCGGTTCACCTTCACCGGGACTGCGGGCGTTGGGAGATCGGCGTCTGCTTCGGGAAGCGCACCTTCTTCCTCAAGTCGCACAGCTGACGCAGCACGTTTGATGTCCCGGAGGTGACCCGTGGCCTTCCCCTCCGGAACCCCTGTCGTCACCCTGACTGGCACGCTCCCCTCCGCCGTCGCGGGCACTGGATACGGCGGCCAGATCGTGTGCACGCCCTCCGCGATCCTCACCGACCCCACACGCCACGCCATCTACCCCGGCGGCGGCAAGGTCGACATCGTCGACGGGCAGTTCACGGTCCAGCTCATCCCCAACAACGCGGCCGGGATCGAACCCGACGGATGGCGCTGGTACGTCGACATCCAGCCCGCACGCGGCAAGCGCACCGCATTCTGGGCCGACATCCACGGCGCCGACGGCGACACCATCCACCTCGACGCGCTCGTCCCCACACAGGCCCCTGGCGGCGGCGCCAGTGGAACCCCCGGCAAGTCGGCGTACGAAGTCGCCGTCGCCGAGGGCTACAGCGGCACCGTCACCCAGTGGCTCGCCTCCCTCATCGGACCCCAAGGGCCCGCAGGGCAGACCGGAGCAACTGGAGCGCAGGGAACAGCGGGAGCCGCCGGCGCGACCGGACCCCAAGGCCCGCCCGGCACGCCGGCCGACATGACCCGCGTCCAGGCCCTCGAAACCGAGATGCCGACCAAAGCCGACCTCGACGGCGCGATCTTCCTCGGCGACGTCGTCCTCCACGACGCGAACCTCACCGTCCAACGCGGCGACAACACTGGCGCCTACCGCATGCGCGTCACCGGCGGCGGCCTCGACTACGAAATCGCCGGACTCGACGTCATCGTCTCGCTGTGGACCAACCCCGACTTCACCGGCGCGCAGACCGCGATGATGCGCTGGGAGCCAGCCGGACCCCACCTCATCGGCCGCGTCCAGATCGGCACCAACCCGTACAACGTCGTCCACGACCTCGACGCCGCAGGCAACCGGCTGGGCTTCTACGGCGTCGCCTCCGTCACCCGGCAGGCCGTCACCGGCTCCCGCGCCGACGGAACCGCCCTCACCAACGCGCTCGCGGCGCTCGACGCGCTCGGCCTCATCGACGACCAGACCACCCCGTAGGAGGCCGACATGCCCCGCACCGCCCTCACCCCCGTACAGGCCACGCGCGCCGGAACCGTGCTCCCCGCAGCCGTCGCCGGAGACGTCGCCAACGGCAACTCGGTCGCCAACGACGGCCGCGTCATCCTCCTCGTCAAGAACACCAACGCGTCGTCGACCGCGCGGACGATCACGTTCGCGTTCACGAAGACCGTCGACGGACAGGCCGTCACCTCCCGCGCCGAGACCATCCCCGCCGGAGAAACGCAGGTGTTCGGGCCGTTCCCGCCCACCGACTACGGCAGCACCCTCGCCGTCAACGCCGACAATGCCGAACTGACCGTCCAGGTCATTCGCGTCTGACCCGCACCTCAACCCGCAGAGGAACCCGCATGGCCCGCCTCCAGATCCTCGAACTTCCCGCAGGCGACGACGATGAGCGTCCGCCGTTCGTACTCGTCATCGACGAGTACGTCCCGCAGCGGTACATCCTCGGACCCGGCCAGCCCGAGCCCGCGAGCGAACTCGACGGGATCGCGGAACGAGTCGGTGCCCGCGCAGTCCTCGCCTTCGAAGAGACCGTGGAGATCCCCGCGAACGAGGTCTCTGTCGATCCCGACGGATACCCGCTCAAGATCCGCGTCGAGCCCGACTTCGAAGCCTTCCGCGCGCAGGTCGAGGAAGAGATCCTGTACGCGCAAGGAAGGAACACCGACGCGCTCAAGAAGGTGACACGCCCATGAGCATCACGGAGCCGCGCGGCGCCGTCATCGAGATCATCGAGAAGGGGCGCACGACCAGTAACGACACGGCGGGCGACAGTGTCATCGTCCCCAATGACGTACGCATCAACGGGCAATCCCTACTCGCCTCGGCAGACGACCCCGTCATCGTGCACGAGGTCAGCACGCGCGCGGACGACTGCGTACGCGTCACGCTCACGCTCCTCGCTCGCCGCGTGTCCTTTCGCGCCGAGGATGACCCCGCCTAGTCCCTGAACGATCCGTCGTGGCGGCGCTGGTGATTCGACAGGAGATGCTTGCACTGCGGGCAGTGCTTCATCCCGCCCCGCTTCACCACGAAGCTGATCCCCGCCGTGCAGAAGTGCAGGAACCCAGCAGCCCAGTCCTGACCCAACTTCACCAGGCCCGGCTTCGTACACGTCGTGCAATCACGACACCCACCCGCCATTTTCAGACCCCCCTCTTCCTGGAACCCCCCTGGCCCCTGAAGAGACGCACGCTACCCCAGCACAGGAGGTTCCGGCCATGCCATCACGGCTCCCACCTCCATGCTCACGCCCCGGCTGCGACCAGACCAAACCCTGCACCGAACACGGACGCGACACCCGCGCCCGCGGCAACCCCAGCCAACGCGGCTACGGCACACGACACCGCGACCGCTTCCGAAGTGGCGTACTGGACGCCCAACCCGTATGCGTCCTCTGCCGTCGATCACCAGCAACCGAAGCCGATCACTGGCCCAAGTCGCGCCAACAACTCGAACGTGAAGGGTCCGACGCCGACGATCCGCAGTACGGACGCGGACTGTGCAAGCCATGCCACAGCAGCGAGACCGCACACCACCAACCAGGCGGATGGGCAGCCGAGCAGCGACAGTAGACAGCCCAACGGCAGCCACCAGCAGCCCAGACCCTACGGACCGCATCCGTATCAGCCCAGCACAAGCCGCATCGGCCAACAGGTCGAGCCGAACCCGCTCCGATCCGGCTCAAGGCGAACGGCGAGAGCGGCGGAACGCGTCGCGGATGCTCGCCGGACCGGCGACGCGCCCTCGGAGAAGATCATCCAGATCGGCCGGCCCGACCCTGCCCCCCCCGCATGGGTGGGGGCGCACCCCCGCGCCCGCGCACGGGAGACCGCGGGGGAGGAATTTCTGTGGTGGCGCAATCCGGAGCTTTTTGATCTTGGGGGTGATCTTGCATGGCCGTGCCCGGCCGCAAGCCGAAGCCCCCGCTCCAGGTGGTACGCGAGGGGAACCCGGGCCGCCGGCCTGTCCGGGAGGGCGTGAAGCTTCCGCCAGCCGACCTCGTCGAGCCGGATTGGGAGGTGTTCTTTCCAGGTCAGCGCCTGCCGGAGAAGCCGCGCGCGCCGCGGGGTGCGGATGACGAGGAGCTGAAGGAGTACCGGCAGGAGGTTGCCGTCTGGCAGCGGCTGAAGTTGGCGATTGAGGCTGCCGAGTTCGGTCGTGGGGTCGCCGGCCGGGAGTGGTCGGGGGTCGTTCCGGTGCTTCAGGTGATGGCCGGGCTGACGTCGGTGGACCGGTCGACGGTTGTGGACTACTGCGTGTGCGTGGCCCGACTGGAGTGGTGTGAGCGGCAGCTCAGCATCGAGGGCCTGGTGACGATGGGGCAGCGTGGGCCGTGCCGGAATCCGTTGACGACGGTCGCGACCCAGTACCGGACGCAGTTGAAGGCGTACATCGGGGAGTTGGGGTTGTCGCCGAGCGCGCGGGGCCGGCTGACGCCGCCGGAGGGTGGCGACGATGGCGACGACGACGATCCCTTCGACTGAACAGCTCTCCCTGGAGGACTGCTCGGAGGGTCTGCCGGTTCCGCGGGCTGCGCTGCACGAGCTGGGCATGGACGACGAGGAGATCGCGGACGCGGTCCTGTCCCGCCCGCTGGTGTGCGCGTTCCAGATGCCGGAGCAGGAGGGCGCCTGGTTCGATGTGGAGGCGGCCCGGCGGGCGTTGAGGGCGATCGAGTCGTTCAAGCACACCAAGGGCCGGTGGGGCGGGACGTTCCTGCGGCTGGCGCCGTGGCAGAAGCTGTGGGTGATCCTGCCGGTGTTCGGCTGGCTGTGGCATGACCCGGAGCTGGAGCGGGACGTGCGCGTGGTGCGCGCGGTATGGATCGAGGTCCCGCGGAAGAACGGCAAGAGCACCCTGTCCTCGGGGATCGGGCTGGCGCTGCTGCTGGCGGACCGGGAGATCGGTGCCGAGGTGTATGCGGCGGCCGGCTCGCTGGAGCAGGCGAAGCGCGTGTTCGACGACGCGAAGCGGATGGCGCAGACTTCGAAGGCCGTGAAGGGCCGGGCCGAAGTGCTGACCTCGGTGATCCGGGTACCGCGCACGGGAGGCGTCTTCCGTGCGCTCAGCCGGATCGCGGAGACGGCTCACGGCCTCAACGTCAGCGGCGCGGTGGTCGACGAGGTCCACGTTCACAAGAGCCGAGATCTGATCGACGCGATCGAAACGGGTACGGGCGCGCGGGATCAGCCGCTGATCGTGTTCATCACGACAGCGGATGACGCGCAAGAGGGCTCGATCTACGACGAGAAGCACAGCTATACCCGCAAGGTCGCCGAGCAGATCGTGCAAGATCCGGCGCACTACGGGGTGATCTGGGCGGCCGACGAGACGGACGACCCTTTCGCCGAGACGACATGGCGTCGCGCGAACCCGGGCCTCGGCACGAGCCCGACGCTGGCGTACCTGAGGCGCGAGGCGAACAAGGCGCAGGCGACGCCCTCCTACTATCCGACGTTCCTGCGGCTGTCGCTGAACATCCGCGAGAAGGCGTCGACCCGCTGGATCGACGTCCGGTCGTGGGACCGGGTGGCCGGCATGGTCGACGAGACCGCGCTGAAGGGGTGTCGGGCGTGGGGCGGTCTCGACTTGTCCGCAGTGTCGGACCTGAGTGCGTGGGTGCTGGCGGTGGAGTCGAAGCAGCCGGGCGTCGAACTGGAGTTGGTCTCCAGGTTCTGGCTTCCGTCGGAGCGCCTGGAGGAGCTTCAGCGGCAGCTTCAGGTGCCGCTGGCACAGTGGGCCCGCGAGGGCTTCCTGAAGCTGACCGAGGGCGATGCGATCGACTACGACATGATCGAGAAGCAGGTCCTCGCCGACTGCAAGCACTATGACGTGCAATGGATCGGCTACGACCGAATGTTCGCCGGGCAGCTGGTGCAGAACGTGGACCGGGAGACGAAGCGCGGGGTCAAGGTCACGCCGATCGCGCAGACCTTCCTCGGGCTCGGCCCGGCGTCGAAGGAACTGGACCGGCTGCTGCTGGAGAACGCGTTCCGGCACGGGGGACACCCCGTCCTCCGCTGGATGGCGGGCTGCGTGGAGACGATCGCGGACGGCAACGACAACTACCGGCCGACGAAGCCGGACCGGAAGAAGTCGCAGGCCCGGATCGACGGCGTGGCGGCGACGGTGATGGGCCTGGACGGATACCTGCGGCGGCCGAAGGCGAAGAGCCGAGTAGCGGTCGGATTCTGATGAGGGGGTGCTCGTGGCCCTCGCGCAGACCCCTCAGCCGGGTGAGCCGTTGTGGTGGGTGGACCGGCTGTGGAAGGAGCTCATCGAGCGGCGGAAGTACGCCGACACGATGCGCCAGTACTACTCGGGCGATCACCCTCTGCCGATGATCCAGGACAAGGCCCGTCCGGCGTTTCAGCGGCTGTTGAAGCAGGCCCGCTCGAACTATGCCGGGCTGGTCGTGGACGCGACCGCGGAGCGGCTTCAGATCGACGGGTTCCGGATGGGGGACGCCGAGGTCGGGGACTCGGAGATTTGGAGGATCTGGCAGGCCAACAACATGGATGCCGACTCCGATCTCCAGCTCGCTGAGGCGGTGAAGGTGGGCCGGGCGTTCGCGCTGGTCGCGCCGAACCCGGAGGATGCGGCCACGCCGCTGATCACGGCGGAGGACGCGACGCAGGCGGTCGTCGCCTACGAGTCCGGGAGCCGCCGTCAGCGGCGGGCGGGGTTGAAGACGTTCACCGACGACTGGACCGGCGACCTGATGGCGACGTTGTTCGTCGACGGCCTGCTGTACAAGTACCGGGCCCCCACCCCTAAGTCCGGGATGACCGGTCCGCCCCGGTGGGTGCCGCGTGAGGCGTCGGGCGAGGCGTGGCCTGCGCCGAATCCGTTGCAGGTGGTGCCACTGGTGGAGATTCCGAACCGGCCCGACCTGCTGGGCGAGGCGCATTCGGAGATCGAGGACCTCCTCGACATTCAGGACCGGATCAACAAGACGCTGATCGACCGGCTGATGGCGCAGGAGTTCTCGGCGTTCCGGCAAAGGTGGATGACCGGCTACGAGGTCCCCACGGACGACAATGGGCAGCCGGTCGAGCCGTTCAAGGCGGCAGTGGACCGGCTGTGGGTGATCGAGGACGAGAACGTCAAGATCGGTGAGTTCCAGGCGACCGACCTGCGCCCGTACCTCGACTCCGTGGAGGCCGACGTGCAGCACATGGCCGCGCGGAGCAGGACGCCGGCGCAGTACCTGCTGGGCAAGCTGAGCAACGTCAACGGAGAGACGCTGAAAGCTACCGAGTCAGGCCTGGTGGCGAAGATCCGGCAGCGGCAGCGCCCGCTCGGCGAGGGGCAGGAGGAGGTCGCGCGCCTGGCGTTGCGTGCGGCGGGTGATACCCGGGACAGGTCTCGGATTGAGACGATCTGGCACAACCCTGAGTTCCGTACAGAGGGTGAACTCGTGGACGCGCTCGTGAAGATGTCGACGCTGGGCGTGCCGCGTGAGGCGTTGTGGGAGCGCTGGGGCGCTTCTCAGACGGAGATCGCGCAGTGGCGTGAGTGGGCGGATCAGCAGGCGGTGCGCGTGCTGGGCGGGGACCCGGCGAGCCTGTTCGGGCCGAAGCCGGACGTGACGGGTGCGGCCGGTGGCAACGCCGACTGAGCTGGGGCGGGCCCGCTACGGCCAGGTCACCTCCACGATCCGGGCGATTGTCGAGCGGATTCAGCAGATCTGGCGGGGTCTGTCGGCGGCGGGTGTCGAGGAGGACCTGCTCGGTGACGCGGGCGCGGGGATCGTGACTGCGGTCGCTGAGGGGCAGCTCTCGGTGGCGGCTGCGGCTCAGGCGTACATCGCCGCGCAGATGGCGGCGCAGGGCGGGAGCGCTCTGGCGGAGGCGGCGTTGGTCGCGGAGGCGTTTGCGGGGATCGCTCCGGACGGCGGCCCGCTGGAGACGCTGCTGTACCTGCCCGCGATCGGCGTACGGCAGCGCCTGGCGGCCGGTCTGACGCCGGATGAGGCGATGCTCGGCGGTCTCGCCGACATGGCCCGGTACGCGTCGACGGCGGTCGCGGATGCTGCCCGGTCGGCGGATCAGGTGGCGATGGCCGCGAACCCGTCGTGCGTCGCCTACGTGCGGGTAGTGCAGCTCCCGTCGTGCGCGCGGTGCATTGTCCTGTCCGGCCAGATGTACAGCCGCTCCGAGGGCTTCTTGCGGCATCCGAACTGCGACTGCCAGACCCTGCCGCTACACGAGCACGAGTGGCCCGAGGTGCCGACTCCGCAGCAGTTGGTCGGCCGGATGTCGGAGCGTGAGCAGCACCGGGTGTTCACGGTGGCGGGGGCTCGCGCGATCGGTGACGGCGCGGATGTAGGCCAGGTCGTGAACGCGCGGCGCGGCATGTCGACGGCGCACGTGTTCGGCCGGGATGTGCAGGCGACGACGGAGGGTACGACGCGGCGCGGCGTGTACGGGCGTCGGCTGCGGCGTGCGGGCGGTGAGTTCGCCCGGGTTCCGGGTCAGCGTTACACGCGGGCGACGACGCCTCGGTTGATGCCGGAGGAGATTTTCCGGATCGCGGACGGCCGCGCTGAAGAGCTGCGGCTGCTGCGCCGGTACGGCTACATCGTCTAGCCGATCTTGAGTGTCCCCGCCGCGAGGGCGGGGCGTACGGAAGGACAGCCGCGATGGCTGACGAACCCACGGGTGTCATCGAGCCGGAGCCCGCGACGGAGCCCGCGCCCACCGACGACATCCCCACCGGCCTCGGTGAAGCCGGGCAGAAGGCGCTAGCAGCCGAGCGCAGGTTGAAGACGGCTGCCGAGAAGCAGGCCAGGGCCACGCAGAAGCAGCTCGATGACATGACTGCGCGGCTCAAGCAGTACGAGGACGCCCAGAAGAGCGACCTCGATAAGGCGGCCGAACGGGCAACCGCAGCCGAGGCCGCCGCGGCGAGCGCGACGGCGAAGTTGCTGCGGTACGAGGTGGCCGCGAAGAAGAAGCTTCCTGCTGAGTGGGCGGCCCGCCTTCAGGGTTCCACCGCCGAGGAGCTGGAGACCGACGCGGACCAGCTTCTGGAGGCCCTCGGGACCCAGCAGCAGCGCGGAGCGCCGAGCTACGACGGCGGCGTCCGGAAGCCGGCTGCCGCCCCGACCGACATGAATGCCCTGATCCGCCAGAAGGCGGGCCTGGGCTGACCGATCCCCGGCGCGGCTCGTACCGGCCGGACCTATCCGAACGGAGGCACTGAGCCGTGCCCTACAACAACATCACGTCGCGTACCGACGCGCAGTCCCTCATCCCCGAAGAGGTCTCGACCGAGATGCTCGGGAAGGCGATCGAGCAGTCCGCGACGTTGGGCCTGTTCAAGCGGGTACCGGTGGGCCGCAACCAGGTCCGCTTCCCGGTTCTCAGCGCCCTGCCGACGGCGTACTTCGTCACGGGCGACACCGGTCTGAAGCAGACGACCGAGGTCAACTGGACGAACAAGTTCCTCAACATCGAGGAGATCGCCGTCATCATGCCGGTCCCGGACAACGTCCTGGCCGACGTCGACGCGAACATCTGGGACGAGGCCATGCCCCTGATGACGGAAGCCATGGGGCGGACCCTGGACACCGCCGTCTTTTTCGGCACCAACGCGCCCGGGTCGTGGCCGACGAACATCGCGGCCGCCGCGGCGGCCGCAGGCAACGCGGTAACCGCGAACTCGGCGGCGACCGTCGGCGCGTTCTTCGGCGACATCGATAACGGCTATGGTCTCGTCGAGGCCGACGGCTACGAGGTGTCCGGGTTTGTTGCCGCGACCTCGGTCAAGTCGAAGCTCCGCAAGTCGCGTGACTCCCAGGGGCGCAAGCTCGACGAGTCCCGGGTCGCCGGGAACCTCCTGTCGCTCGACGGCCTTCCGATCTTCTACCCGATGCGCGGGCTGTGGCCAACCGCGTCCGGGTCTCCGCAGCTCTTCATGGGCGACTGGTCGCAGTTCGTCGTCGGTGTCCGCCAGGACATCACGATGAAGGTGCTGACCGAGGCCGTCATCCAGGACAACACCGGCGCGATCGTCTACAACCTGGCCCAGCAGGACATGACCGCGGTGCGGCTTACGTTCCGGGTGGGCTGGCAGGTCGCGAACACCATCAACAACGACCAGCCGACCGAGGCCAGCCGCTACCCCGTGGCTCGCCTCGACCTGCCGTAAGGAGCCCCGTCATGGCAGTTGGGCGTACGAACGAGGCGCGCACCGTCACCGTCACCACCAACTCGACGACCGCTCTCACCGCGGCGGCCGGCACCTTCCAGGAGGAGGACGCCGGCCGGGCCATCACGGGGACCGGGATTCCGGCGGGGGCGACGATCGCGTCTGTCGCGTCGGACACCGCGGCGACGCTGTCGGCTGCGGCTACGGCGTCGGGTTCTCCGTCGGTGGTGCTGGGGCGCGCGCTTCCGCAGGCGTACGGGTTCACCGGCTGGTCGCCGGAGACGGACGCGGAGTCGGAGACGTACACCGTGGCCGCGGCGAATGCCGGTACGGCCACGCCGGACCGGCTGACGAACACGTTCACGCGGGTCGAGCAGAGGGCGAGGGGCTGACATGGCGACCGCACGCAAGGCGGCGGCGAAGAAGCCCGGGCCGGTCGAGGGCGAACAGGTCGGCGAGGTTCCGGCGTTCGTCGACGAGGTCCACGAGCGGGGCGGCTGGGCGGTCGGCTACGTCGGCGACCGTGTCGACGACGCGGACGACGAGTCATACACCGTCTCTGGGGTCCTGAAGCCGGTGCGGGACGAGACCGGCGACGAATAGACGGGGAGGCTGCCGTGGCTGTGCTTCCTTCGCTGGCGACGGTGGCCGACCTTGCCGCTCTGCTCGGCAGGTCGTTTACGCCGGAGCAGGAGTTGCAGGCTCAGGCGCTGCTGGATCAGGCGTCGAGCATTGTCCGGGCGTACGTCCGGCAGGACATCACCCGGGCGACGACGACGAACGTGTTCACGATGCGTCGCTCGGACCCGCTCCGGCATGGGTGCGCGGGGGTGGTGACGCTGCCGCAGCGGCCTGTGGAGTCGGTCGAGGCGGTGTCGGTCGACGGCGTGGCGACGGCCGACTGGTGGCAGGACGGCAACGACCTGCTGCTGCGGGCGTGGTCGTGGAGCCGGCCGCCAGCAGCGCACCGGCCGCCGCAGGTGACGGTCACGTACACGCACGGCTGGGACCCGGTTCCCGGGGACATTCAGGCGATCGTGGCGCAAGCCACGAACCGGGTGATCGTCAACCCCAGCGGGATTCGCTCGGAGACGGTCGGCGGCGAGTCGGTCACCTACTTGATTCCGGCGGTCGGCGAGTACCTGGGTGTCCTCCTGTCCCGTACGGAGCAGCGGGTGCTGGACCGGTACCGGCGTACGGCGGGCTCGGTGCGGCTGAGGGGCGGCTGATGCTGTACCTCCAGGACATCGTGATCGTCCGCCCGGGAACAGCGGTCGACGAGTACGGCAACGAGAAGCCGGACTGGGGCTCGGGCGCGGCCCGCATGCCGGTGTCCGGGGTGAACGTCCAGCCGAACGGCGGGTCGACGGAGGACACCGACGACAAGCAGGTCACGGTCACCAGCTGGCGCCTGTACACCCCCCGCGGGATGGACCTCGACCTGAGGGAGACCGACCGGGTCGAGGCGTGGGGGACGACGATGCAGGTTGCCGGGAAGGTCGCACGCTGGCCTGCGCCCGGCGGCGGCGTACACCACATCGAGGCCGATCTCAGGGAGGTGGCCTGATGCCCACAGGGAGCGACAGGGGCCGCTATGTGCCCAACCCCGGCGCGTTTCGGCAGCTGGCGGGTAGCGGCTACATGCACACGCTGTTGCTTGAGATCGCGCAGAGGGGCGCCGCATCGGCCAGGACGCTCGCCCCGTCGTACACCGGGCCCACCTGGAAGCCGGGAGTGGCCCGGCATGGCGAGTACCGCAACAGCATCTACTCCGGCGCGTTCTTGCAGGCGAACGGATGGCGGGCGGAGTTCGGCGCCGCCGCAGGCTGGGCGCTTCAGGTGGAGTTCGGCACGGGGCGTACGGAGGGGCGCAGGCGTGACAGCCGGGGCCGGTTCCGGTCGACGCAGGAGCGCCCACAGGGCGGGTATTCGCCGAAGCACCGCACGCTGGGGCGTGCTCTGGACTCGCTGAGGAGTACGTGATGCGGATCAAGCTGGCTTCCTGGTATGGCGACAAGGCGCCCGGCGACGTGATCGACGTCGATGGGACGACGGCGAAGGCCCTCGCACGGGACGGTCTGGTCGCCGAGGTCGTCGAGGATGCGCCCCCCTTTCCTCCCGCCGAGGTCGAGGAGCCGGAAACTGCCGCCTTCAAGTCGCCGCGCAGGCGCCGATGAGCCCTCTGCCGATGGCGGCTATGCCCGACGCGGAGCAGGTCGTCGTCGACTTCCTGCGGGGCGTGCTGCCGGCCGCTACGACGGTGGGTACCGAATGGCCCGCCGACCTGGAGGCCCATCTCGCGGCGGGCGTGGTCTCAGCGACGCTCAGCGGCGGAGGGTCGCGCCAGCGCGGCATCACCGCCGACCGGACCGTTGATGTCGATGTGCTGGCCGCGACGAAGAAGCAGACGCGAGACCTGGCCGCCGAGGTCTCGGCACGTCTCATTGCCGCCTCCGGGACCGCGCAGCCGGGGGCGCGTATCTACGACGTCAGCGAGACGTCTCTGATCTGGCTGCCCTATGAGCCGTCCGCCGAGACGGACCCGATCCCGCGGTATGTGCTCGTGATGAGCATGGTGGTCCGCCCCGCGTAGCCCGACCAACCCGCACCCCTCATTTCTCTCACCCGTCGGCGCTGGCCGTGCGGGTCCTCGCTATGCCTGGAGGCAACCCGATGGCGAACGACGCCGACAACGTGCGAGTGGGCCTCAACGGCTCCGTGTACATCGCCCCGAAGGGGACGACCGCCCCGACCGACCTCGACACGGCGTGGGGTGCGGGCTGGGTGGATCTCGGCTACCTGTCCGATGACGGGGTCGAGATGTCGTACTCGACGGACACGCAGGACATCAACGCCTGGCAGTCCCTTTCTCCGGTCCGCAAGGTCTTGACCGGCGTCGACATGACGCTCGGCTTCACCTGCATCGAGCTGAAGACGTCGACCATCACGCTGTACTTCCCGTCGTCGACGATGACGGACGTCACGACCGGCGTGCACAAGCTGGCGATCCCGGCGGCGCCGACGCCGGACGAGCGGGCGATCGGCCTGGAGTGGCTGGACGGCACGATCAAGAACCGGCTGGTCATCTCCCGCGGCGAGGTCACCAACCGCGACAGCATCACCCTGGCCCGGTCGGGCGCGGTCTCGCTGCCGATGACCGTGTCGGCGTACGCGGACACCGCGCCGGAGATCGCTGTGTGGCTGTCCAACGATCCCGCCTGGGCTGCGGCCTGACCCTTCTCACTCCCCGGCAGGTGTGCGATGCGGGTCGCGCCTGCCGGGGTTCAACCCGCTGAACCCGCTGAACCCGCGAGGAGAAACGCATGACCACCAAGAAGCCGGCCGGGCGGCCGGTTGTCTCTCTGGACGCGCTCGTCAAGCAGAAGCGAGACGCGCTTCCGGAGCCGACAACCTTCGAGCTGCGCGGCGTGGAGTTCACGCTCCCGCCGATGCGTGAGCTGCCGTTCGAGTTGCAGGAGCGCGTCGGCAACCTCGACGACATCCCCGGTGTCCTGAAGGACGTCCTCGGCGCCGACACCGTGCAGCGGATGTACGACGCCGGGTTCACGTTCCTGGACATTGAGGTGATTGGCGAGGAGTGGCAGAAGCACTCCGGGGTCGGGCCGGGGGAATCTCCGGCCTCCGCCGATTCCTGACGGAGTACGGGGAGGCCGTCGAGTGGGATGTGGCCCGGTACTGGCCGGGCCGGTCCCTGCTGGAGCTGTACCGGGGGGAGATGTCGTGGCGTGAGCTGCGGGTCTTCCTCAGGTATCTGCCGCCCGACTCCGCGACCGCGCGCGCGGTCCGCGGGGGCACGCCGGAGGAAGAGGCGTGGACGCTCGACCGGCAGCTCCTCGCGTCGGCAGTTGATGCGATCCGCGAGAACACATTCATCACGGTCAAGCTCGGCGGCGATCCGAAGTCGACCGGACGCCTGAAACCCCCGGACCCGATCCCGCGACCGGGCGTCGACAGCAAGAAGAGCAACGTGATCCGTTTCGGTGGCCGCCACGGCTCCGGAGCTGCACAACTGGCGGCCGTCTTCGGGAGGCCCGCCGCGAACCAGTAGCAGGGGGTGCGCGGTGTCCGGTCCCGGTGGCGTTCTCGTCGGACGCGGGTACGTCTCGATCCGTCCGGAGTTTGAGGGGGACTGGTCCCGCTCCGTCAGCACTCGCGCCTCCAGCGCCGGGCGCGATGGAGCGGGCGCTTTCTCGAAGGCGTTCGGGGCCGGTGTCAGTGCCGGCCTCAAGGGGATCGGGGCGCCCGCGGGCGTGGCGATCGCCGCCAATCTGAACGCCGCTGCGGCAGGTGCCGCCGTGCTCGCCCCGGCTCTGACTACGGCCGGGGCTGCGGCGGGCGCCCTCAAGCTCGGCCTGTCCGGGGTGGGGGACGCGTTCAAGGCGGCGTTCGCCGACAGCAGCGCGGACGCGAAGGCGTCGGCGTCGGCGACGAAGGCCGTCGAGGGTGCGCAGCGCGGGCTGGCGAACGCTCAGCGCGCGCTCGCGGACGCGCGCGTGCAGGCGGCCAAGCGCGTGCAGGACGCGCAGCGCGGTGTCGTGGACGCCGAGCGGGACCTCGCCGACGCGCAGCGTGAGGCGCGTGACGTCCAGGCGGACCTGAACTCTGCCCGGCAGGAGGCGGCGCGGGCGCTGGAGGACATGAACCTCCGCTTGGAGCAGTCCCAGCTCGACGAGCGGGACGCCGTGCTGCGGCTGACCGAGGCGCAGAAGGAACTCGACGCCGCGCGCGCGAAGCCGGGCACGACGCCCGAGCAGCTCGCCAAGCTCCAACTCGCCTACGACAAGGCGGCCCTCAACCTCAAGGAACAGCGCACCGAGACGAAGCGGCTCGCCGACGACACGAAGGCCGCGAACAAGGCTGGCGTCGACGGCAGCACGCAGGTCGTCGCGGCGAAGAAGAAGATCGCCGACGCGAGTCGGAACGTCGCCGACAAGGAGCGCGCGGTCGCGGACGCCCAGCGCGGTGTCGACGAGGCGCGCACGGACGGCGCACGGCAGATCGCCGACGCCCAGCGCGCCGTATCCGACGCCGCCGCAGCGGTCGCGGACGCACAGGCCGCGGCGGCAGCGCAGACGTCGAAGCTCGACGAGGCGATGTCGAAGCTCGCACCCAACGCGCGCTCCTTCGTCTCCGCGGTGAAAGGGCTGGCTCCTGCCTGGACCGACATGCGCCTGTCGGTGCAGAACTCCCTTTTCGCGGGCCTGGACTCCACGGTCACGCAGCTCGGCCGTACGACGATCCCGGTCCTCAAGGACGAGCTGACCGCGACAGCCGGCGTGTGGAACCAGATCGCGAAGAATGCGGCGGCTGGCGTCGCAGAGATGGCGAAGTCCGGGGTCCTGCGGCAGATCCTGCGGGGCGCGACCGCGAACCTGGCGGTCTTCGAGAACACCCCGAAGCAGATCCTCACCGCGTTCGGCCAGCTCTCGGTAGCGGCGCAGCCCGCGTTCAACGGGCTCCTCACCCAATTCGCTGGGGCCATCACGTCGTTCACCGACGGGATCGCCACGAGCTTCGAATCGGGCGGCCTTCAGCAGGCCATCGACACGGCGTTCCAGATCCTGTCCGGGTTCGGAACGCTCCTCGGGAACGTCCTCGGCGTCGTCTCGCAGATTTTCAAGGCTGCCGCTGACGCGGGCGGCCAGATCGTCGGCGTGCTCGGAAGCGTCTTCGGCGAGATCAGGAAGATTCTCGCGGCGCCGGAGATGCAGGCGACGCTGCGGCAGTTGTTCGCGTCGGTGGCGCAGGTCGTCGGGGCGCTCGTGCCGGTCATCGGCGGTATCGTCCAGGCGATCGTGCCGCTTGTGGCGGCGCTCGCCCAGCCGATCGCCGAGTTGGCCGTCGTTCTCGGCCCGGTCCTCCAGCAGCTCGTGGCCGCCTTGGGTGCCGCCCTGATGCCGATCATCCAGGCGTTGATGCCGGTGCTGGTGCAGGTCGGTACGGCGATCGTGGAGATCGTGCAGGCGGTCATCCCGCTGTTGCAGCCGATCGCCGACCTGATCACGGCTGTGATCGTTGCGCTCGCGCCCGCGCTGACGCCGATCATCGCTGTCGTCCAGCAACTCGTCGGCGTACTGGTGGGGCCGCTCACGCAGATCGTCAAGGCGCTCACGCCCGCGCTGGTGCAGATCGGCCAGATCATCGCGCAGGCGTTCCAGGCGCTGATGCCGGTCCTTACTCCGCTGGTCAGTTTGATCGGGCAAATCGCCGGGCTGATCGCCAGGGTGTTTGCCGCCGCGCTGGGGCAGCTCATGACCGCGCTGAGGCCGCTCATCCCGATCGGCATGCGCCTGATCAACGAGGTGTTTGCCGCGCTCGCCCCGATCCTTCCCATGCTGGGTGACGCGATCGGCGTGATCGTGGACGCGTTCATGTCGATGGTCGGCCCTCTCGGGCAGGCGTACGCCGGGCTGGCCCGGCAGCTTCTTCCCGTCGTGACGGATCTCCTGCCCGTCATCACCAATCTTGCGGGCATTCTCGCGGGCGCGCTGGCTGCGGCGATCCCGCCGCTGGCGGACGCGTTCCTGCAACTTGTACTTGCGGTTGTGCCGATCCTGCCGATGCTCGGCAACCTGATCGGCCTGGTCCTGAAGATCTCGGTCGGCCTGATCGTGCAGCTGCTGCCGTCGCTGGTGGAGCTGGTGCAGGCGTGCGTGCAACTGCTCGTGGCCGTGGTTCCGCTGCTGCCCCCGATCGCCCAACTGGTCGGTCTGGTAGTGGAGCTGGCGGTCCGCGTCCTGAACTTTCTGCTGCCGCCGCTGCTGTCCCTGGCGAAGTTCCTGATCAGCGGAATGGCGAAGGCGCTCACCACGGTGATTGGGTGGGTGACCGGGCTCGTCAACGCGATCTCCGGTCTGATCACGTGGGTGGTGTCCCGGCTGGCTCCTGCGATGACCAACCTGCGCGACAAGATCATCAGCGCGTGGACCGGAATCAAGAACGGCATCGGGAGCGCGTGGACGTGGACCCGGCAGAACGTGTTCTCCCCGATGGGCGCGTTCTTCACCAAGACCATTCCCGGCTGGGTCAACACGCTGAAGAACAAGCTCGTCGAGGGCTTCGACCTCGCACGAGGCGGCATCAAGACCGCATGGGACAAGATCAAGCAGATCGCGCGGGAGCCCGTCCAGTACGTCGTCGATATTGTCTACAACAAGGGGATTGTCGGCGTCTGGAACAAGATCGCCGGGGCGTTCGGTGCACCCAAACTGACGACCTTCAAGTTCGCCTCCGGCGGCATCCTCCCCGGCTACACGCCGGGCCGTGACCCGCACAAGTTCTACTCGCCCACGGGCGGGGCGCTGGAGATGTCCGGCGGCGAGGCCATCATGCGGCCCGAGTTCACGCGCGCGGTCGGCCCCGGCTTCGTGTCGTATTTCAACCAGTTGGCGAAGTCGTCCGGTGCGGACGGCGTGCGACGTCAGCTCGCCCCGCTGTTGGGCGGCAACCCCCGCACAGGCGTCGACCGGACCCTGCGGTACGCCGACGGCGGGATCTTCGGCTGGATCAAGTCCGCCGGTTCGGCGGCGCTGGGTGCGGGGTCGAAGGCGTGGAACAAGGTCAAGGAGGGAGCGGGCTGGCTGACCGACCTGCTCGAATCGTCCGCGCGCGCGGGCGTGAAGAACCTCGTAGACCCGCTGCTGAGGAACTTCCCCGGCGCGGACACGGGCCTTGGGCGGATGCTGCGCCACATCCCGAACAAGATCATCGACGCCCTGTTCGGGTATTCGAAGGAAGCTGACAAGCAGGGCGGCGGCGGGTTGGGCGGCCCGAAGATCCAGGCCGCGTTGCGCTGGGCTAAAACGCAGAACGGTCTGCCGTACCAGTGGGGCGGCAACGGGAACCCGTCGTGGGACTGCTCGGGGTTCATGTCGGCGATCGAGTCAGTTCTCCGCGGGGAGAAGCCGCATCGCCGCTGGTCGACGCACGCCTTTTCCGGGCAGACGGCGCCTCCCGGCTGGGTGTACCACGGCAACAGCCCGTTCCGGATTGGGATCACGGCGGCGGGGGTCGGCCACACGGCGGGCACGCTCGGCGGGACGAAGGTCGAGTCGCGCGGCGGTGACGGTGTGGTCGTCGGCAGCAGGGCTCGCGGCTACGGCGACAAGTTGTTCACGAGTTGGTACGGGTTCAAGCCGGGGTCGTACGACGCCGGCGGCTACCTTCAGCCCGGTCTGAACTTGGCATACAACGGCACGGGCCGCCCGGAGCCGGTGTTCACCACGGCCCAGGCCAACGCGCTCACGAGCCTTGCCTCGCAGGCCCAGACGGGTCCGGCACAGTTCGAGGGCGACCTGTACCTCGACAGCGGCGAACTCCTCGGCGTGGTCCGCGGGGTGATGGATCAGCGGGACCGTCAGCTCGTATCGACTCTGCGCGCCGGCCGGAAGGGGTGACCTGAGCCTTGGGAATCTCCGGGAACTTCCTGTCGGACACGACCAGTACGGTCGATCCGAACACGTCCGGCTGGGCGGTCAAGCTCAACTGCACGCTGGCCAGGGGCACTGGCGGGACGGTGACGGACGGATGTCTGGCTGTCCGGTCGGTCGCGTCGGGCGAGATGCAGGCGCGGACGGTCGCCTCGTATCCCGTCATCCAGGGGACCGAGTACGAGGCGTTCGCGGACGCGTCCGGCGCGACGGTGCCGGAGCGGATCGGTATCCGCTGGTTGTCCGCGTCGAACGCGGAGATCGGCATCACGTGGTCGCTGACGACCTCGTCGGCGTCGGCGACGTGGCATCGGATCGCGGTGGCGGACTGGGCGCCGGACGGGGCGACGCAGGCGCAGGTACTCCTGTCGTCGACCCCGGCCGCGGGTGCGGTGTTCTCGTACTACGACAACATCTACCTCGGGCTTCCGCAGCGGACGACGGGTAACTTGCTCAGCGCGAACGCGGAGACGAGCGAGCGGGCGTCGGGCTGGGAGTACACGGCAGTCACGAACTGCACGATCGCCCGGACGGTTCCGCCGGTGAACTGGGCGGCGACCGCCTACTCGGGCGGCGGCCACGTTGCGACGATGACCGTGACGACCAATGGCGCGGCGGAGTTTCGCAGCACGGACTGGCCGACGGTGACGCCGGGCCGGGAGTACCTCGCGTACGCGTACCTCAACCCGCCCGCGTCCGGGAGCGCCGCGTGGATCGAGCTGCGGTTCTACAACGCCGCGTTCGCACAGATCCAGGCGACTCGGTCGGTGCTGAACGCGCCGTCGACGGGCTGGTACCGGCAGCGGGTCTCGGACTACGCGCCCGCAGGCGCTGTGTACGCGACGGTGGCGTTCGGGCTGAGTACGGCGACGGCCGGACAGGTGCTGCGCACGGACGGCGCGGTGATCCTCGCGTCCCCGGTGGTGTATGCGGGTTCGGTCGTCCCCTACAAGGACGCCAGTATCGAGCAGGGCATCGGGGCGTGGACGGTCGCGTCCGGGGTGGGGGCGCTGGCGCGGGTGGAGCCGTGGGGCACGGATGCTCTGGACGGCGCGTACAGCATGTCGGTGTCGTCGGCGACGGCGACGACTACCACGATCCGGTCGGCCCGGTATCCGATCGGGGCGGCGGCCGGGCAGGCATGGACGGTGCAGACCGGCCTCAAGGTCTCAGCCGGCTCGTGGAATTTCAGCCGGGGGATCCGCTGGTACGACGCCACGAACACCGACCTCGGGCTGTCCATCGGAAGCGCCGTGGCGGCGCCGACGCCGGGCTGGTGGTGGCTGGCGAGCCAGTACACCGCGCCTGCGGGAGCGACTCAGGCGGCGGTCGAGCTGATCCTGACGGCGACCGCGACATCGTCGGTGATCCGGCTGGACCGGGTGGGGCTGTGGCAGTCGGTGCCAGTGGCGGAGGCCACGGTCAATCCGGTGACAGCGTCGGTGCTGGTGACGTTCCGGGAGCTCACGTCCGGGACGATCACGGTGTGGCGGATCACCCCGGACGGGACGCGGACGCTGGTGCGCGGGTCGACGGGCCTGATCGACGGGCTGGCGTGGACGGCGGACACGCTGGTGATCGAGGACTACGAGGCGCCCCTGACGGTCCCGGTGACCTACTACGCGGAGGTCCGCTCAGGCGGCGCGGTGACGCAGACGCGTCTCGCCGGGCCCGTTACTGTCCCGCACGACGACCCCAACCTCGCGTGGCTGCGCGACCCCGGCAACCCGCAGCGGAACATGATGGTGATGGTGCGGCGGGCGCCGGACTGGCAGCGGGAGATCGCCCAGTCCGAGTACCGGGTCCGCGGGCGCCGGAACTCCGTGGTCCTGTCGGATGTGCGCGGAGGCCTGGCCGGGGATCTCGCGGTGTGGACGCGTAGCGACGAGGAGCGGGCCGCGCTCCACTGGCTCCTCGACAGCGGCAACACGTTGCTGTGGCAGGCGGCGCCGGGGATGGGCGTGGACGACACGTACGTCAACGTCGGCGCGGTCACGGAGGCGAGGACGACGCCGTACGCGCCGGAGCTGTGGCGGGAATGGACGCTGCCGCTGAAGCAGGCGGATCAGCCGGTGTCGGTGGGCGTCGCCTCGTCGGCGGGCCGCACCTGGCAGGACATCCTCACGGAGTACGGCACCTGGAACGACGTGCTGTCCGCGTTCGCGACGTGGGAGAAGGTCCTCCTCAACCAGCCGAAGTAGCAAGGAGGCTGGCGTGTACAGCGTGTCCTCCCGCTTCCTTCAGACGATCACGGAGTCGCATACCCCGATCACCGAGGTCGTGCTCTTCCGGACGGACGGCAGCACTGTCCGGCTGGATCACATCGGCGGGTCGGTGCCGGTGGATCTGGGGAGCGCGGTCCGGCGGACGTGCTCGGTGACATCACCGGACACGTCCCTGATCCCGCGTACACCGGCCGACAAGCTGAACGTCTACGGCTCCCGCCTGCGGATCTCGCGCGGCGTGCAGTACTCCGACGGGACCACCGAGTTGGTGCCGCTCGGGATGTTCCGTGTCGATGAGATCAGCGGGGACGTCGACGAAGGGCCGGTCACGATCAGCGGAAAGTCGCTGGAGTGCGTGATCGCCGACGACAAGTTCACCGCCCCGTACCGGGCGTCCGGCACTGCGGTCGGTGCGATCACATCCCTGATCCAGCGGTCCATCCCCGATGCGATCGTCATCAACACCGCGACGGACGCCGCCATCGGCCCGCGCACGTGGGACGTCGAGGCCGACCCATGGGCGGCCGTCGTGGAGCTGGGGCGGGCGATCGGCGCGCTGGTGTACTGCGACCCCGACGGCGTGTTCACGGTCGCCGAGCTGCCGGACCTGACGACGGCGACCCCGGTGTGGACGATCGCCGCGGGTGACGGCGGCGCGTACGTGGCCGCATCGCGCGGCATGACCGCCGACAAGGTGTTCAACGGCGTGCTCGCGCGCGGCGAGAACACGGAGGCGAACGTTGCCCCGGTTTCCGCGCTGGTCGTCGACAACGACTCGGGCTCGCCGACCTACTGGTCGGGCCCGTTCGGGCGGCGTCCCTCCTTCTACTCGTCCAGCACGCTGACCACGACCGGCGCGTGTACGGCGGCGGCCACGCTGCTGCTCCGCTCCGCGCAGGCCCCCAACGCGTCCGCCGACATCAGTTCCCTGCCGAACCCCGCGCTGGAGGTGGGGGACGTGCTGAGGGTCGTCTACCCGGACGGCTCCAAGGAACTGCACCAGGTCGCCTCGTTCACGGTCCCGCTCGACCTCGGTGGGGCTTTCACCATCCAGACGATCAGCGCGAAGGAGGGGACGTGAACACATCCTCCGTTCAGGCCGATCTCGCGGATGCGATGCGGCAGTCGGCTGTCGACGCGGGCACCGGCACGCCGGCCGTGCGTGGCTCCAACTGGCAGCTCGCCACGGTCACGGCGGTGGCAACGGACGGGACGCTCACGGCCGCCGGGATCTCCGGCATTCGGCGGGTCGCCCGGTTCATCGATCCGGTGGTCGGCGACACGATCGTCATCACCCAGTCCGCCAGCGGGAACTGGCTGGCGCTCGACCGGCTCGCGACGTCGATCGGGGAGTGGACGACGCTCCCGCTCGCCAGCGGCTTCTCGGCGACGGCTGGCTACTTCGCCCCCGTCTACCGGGTGATCGGCCGCGAGGTGCAGCTCCGGGGAAGCGCCACCAAGTCGACGACGCTCGTGTCGGGCGATGTGTGGGCGACGCTCCCGGTCGGGGTCCGGCCGACGACGGACATGGACATCGTGATGGGCATGACCCACGGCACCAACGGGACGAACTACGGCGCGTGCAGAGGGATCATCCGCACCACGGGCAACATCGAGTACCGCGGCCCCAGCGTCAGCACCCTCGTCTTCCTTTCTCCTATGTCGTTCTGGCTGAGCTGAGAGGCCCGTACCCCCATGGCAACTGATAGCTACGGGCAGAGCGTCACGGTTCCCGCGCTCACCGACGCCCCGAACATCTCGACGGTCGGCTCGTCCGTCGACAACCTCGTCGGCCGCAGTGTGCTGCGCTTCGCGTCGGCATCGGCCCGCGCCGCCACGCTCACGGCCCCGGTCGAGGGGATGACGACGTGGCTGGCGGACGTCGACCAGCTCGCGGTGTACGACGGCAGCACGTGGGTGGTCCTCGCACGCTCGGCCGCCTACTCGGTGGTCGAGGACACGACCAACCGGACCACGGTCTCCAACAGCTACGTCAACGGGTCCGGCACTCTGTCGACGACGATCGTCGGCCCCAAGAGCGGCCAGATCGACGCCACCCTGTGGGTGCGCTGCGACAACAGCGCCAGCGCCAACACCTTGACCAGCATGGCCGCGTCCGGGTCGGTGTCCGGCACCCTCTACACGCCCAACGACAACGCGGCGATCCAGTGGGCCGACAACCTCTCCGCCGGGCCGCTGACCGTGTCCCAGACGATCTCGTGTGCGGTCGGCGAGACCGTCACCGTCACCGTCCAGCATCGCGTGGTGTCCGGTACCGGGAACTTCCGGTACCGCCGGCTCCGCCTCTGCCAGCTCTGAGGAGCCCTGTGCCTGACGACGAACTCCCCCCGGAGCGTCCCGCGCAGCCGCGCGTGGACGAGCACGCTGCCGATGTCGACACCCTCGTCGACCTCGGCCACATCCCCACCCCGCCGCCGGAACCCCAGCCCCCGCAGACCGGTTGACCATCAACGTCGCCTGACCGAAAGGAGGTCAGGCGTGCGGATACGTGCCCTCCTGGCCGCACTGCTTCTCTCCCTCGCCGCGCTGTTCGCTGGCGCGTCTCCGGCGCCTGCTGATCCTCCGCTGACCGGCCCGGTGCTGATCGAGGGTGTGGACCTGCATGACACGACGATCCGGCTGGTGGACGGCACGTACTACATGTACGGGTCGGTGTACGGCTGTGGTTACGAGTGGTACGTGTCCGGGACGCCGTGGTGTGGGTTCGGGGTGTCGACGGCGCCGAGCCTGTCGGGCCCGTGGACAACCCCGAAGCTGTTGTTCGATCCCAACTCGCAGGACCCGTGGGCGAAACGTTCCTGGCAGGAGACGTGTGGTGGGACGGGCCAGGGTTGTTTCAACCCGCGCATGATCGTCCGCTCCGGCTGGGGATACGACGACGACGTCCCGATCCTCTGGTTCAACGCGCCGAGGCACTACTCCGACAGTCGCGCGAACGCCTACAACGTGATGGGCTGCGCGTCGCTGACCGGTCCGTGCGGTCCCGGTGTCTCGCCGAACGGCTCCTACAACAAGCCGTCCCTGAGCGTGTGCGCGGGGAACGGCGACTTCGGGATCATCGAGCGCGCGAATACGCGGCCCGCGATCGTGTGCTCGATGCCGGGTGCCGCCCAGCTCAACATCGAGGAGCTGAACTACTCCGGCTCGGGCGGTACCGGGCAGGGCGTGCGGCAGGTCGGCGGCATGTCCGGTCCGGTCGAGGGCCCGGGCGGCTGGTGGGATGAGGCGTCGCAGCGCTACGTCCTCACCTACTCCGATCAGGGCTGCGGCTACTGCGCGGGCACCCCGATCGGGTACGCGACGTCGGCGGCCCTGTACTCGGGCTGGTCGGCGCCGGGCAACGTGGGGTGGGGTGCGCCGAGCTACGGCCGCCGGATCTTCAACGGGAACAGTTGCGGCGGCCAGCCGAGGACCGTCACGGTCCTGGACGGCCGCCCGTACCAGATCATCGATCTGTGGCTGGGCGCGCGTAACGAGACGCAGGCGCCGACGCTGATCACCCCCCTCGACTACACGCCGCGCGCGGGCGCCCCGGGTGACGGCCGGGTGTGGGTGCCGCCGGTCTCCCTCTCCTGCACCTGACCTCACCCCGGCTTCGTACGCCCCGTGCCGTCTGGCCCGGGGTTTCTTCATGCCCTGAGGAGGGCCCGTGACGCAGCAATCTCCGTCCGTCGGGCGGATCGTCCACTACATCAGCCACGGCACCCCCGTCCGTGAGGACGGCACCCAGGCGTACTCGTCCGTGTGCCGCGCCGCCGTGGTCACGGAGGTCGACGCTGCGGAGCCGTTCCGAATCGGCATCGCGGTCCTCAACCCGACCGGCCAGTTCTTCCACTCGCTCGGCGCGGGCGGCTGCATGGCCGACTTCACCGAGCAGCAGGGCGGCACCTGGCACTGGCCGGAGCGTGTGTGATGCCTGAGCTGTGGATGCCGGGCGCGACCCGGCTGGACATAGGCGACCACGCGCCGACCGACGGCGGCCCCGCCAAGGCGATCGCGCACATCACGTGGGATCGCAATGCGTCGGCGGCCAAGCCTGCCGACCTCGTCCCGTACACCAGCCTGCGCTCCTACTTCGCAGGCGCAGGCGCCAAGGTCGCACCGCACGTCCTGTGGGACCCGTTCACCGGCCGCATCACGCAGTTCGTCCCGGCGAACTCCCGCTCCAAGTCGCTGGTGGACGCGCCGGGTGGGACACGGACAAACAGGGCGGGGAGCGTGGTCCTCCAGATCGAGGCCCTGTTCTTCCCCTACTGCCGGGTAGGCGACACCGTGTACGCGCGCCTCGTCGACACCCCGTGCGTGGGGTGGGCGGAGCTGAACGCGTGGGTGCGGTCGTGGGGTGTCCCCGACGTGTGGCCGATGGGGCGCCCGACGTCGTTCGCGTCGAACCGGTCGGCGTCCACCTGGGCAAAGAGCGGCGGGTGGTACGGACACAGCCAGGTCCCGGAGAACGACCACCAGGACCCGGGCTCGTGGCCCGCGTTTACGCCGAGCGAGGTGAAGCCGAAGCCGTCGTTCGAGCCGTTCCCCGGCGCCTCGTTCTTCAAGGCGGGCCGCCGGTCGCCGATCGTCAAGGCGTGCCGTCTCCGCCTGATCGCCGAGGGCTGCAACCGCTACGCGTCGCAGGCCAACGCCGACGTGTGGGGTTCGGGTGACGTCGCCTCGTACGCGGCGTGGCAACGGAAGTGCGGCTACACGGGGAGCGCCGCCGACGGCATCCCCGGCAAGACCTCCTGGGACAAGCTGAAGGTGCCGAACGTATGACCGCGATCGACTACGACCTGGAGTTCCTGGAGGACGGCCGCACCATCGAGCTGATCTCGATCGGCATGGTGTGCGACGACGGCCGCGAGTACTACGCCGTCAACCGGGACATGCCCGTGCGCCGCATCCGCAAGCACAAGTGGCTGATGGAGAACGTCGTCCCGCACCTCCCCAAGGGGCACGGCGACCAGCGAATCCACATGCCGAAGCGCTGGCTCTTCCACTACGCCGACGAGCGGGTGAAGCACCGGAAGACCATCGCCACCGAGGTCGCCGAGTTCATCCGCGCCGCCGGACCGGACGTCGAACTGTGGGCGAACTACGGCGCGTACGACCACGTCGCGCTCGCGCAGCTCTGGGGGCCGATGATCGCGCTCCCCGACGGGGTGCCCATGTTCACCCACGACATCCAGCAAGAGCGCTCCCGGCTCGGCCTGAGCTGGGACGACCTCCCCAAGCAGGAGGCGGGCGAGCACAACGCGCTCGCGGACGCCCGCCACAACCAGACCGTCCGGCGCTGGCTCGCCGAACAGGAAGTGAGAACCCCATGAAGATCTTCGGGCGGGAACCCGTCTACATCCTGGCGTTCGTCGCGATCGCCTTGAAGCTGGCGTCGGCGTACGGGCTGGACGTGAGCGCGGAGCAGCAGGGCGCCATCATGGCGGTCCTGTCCCTCGTCGTCGCGGTCGTCAACGCGATCGCCCTGAAGACGGGCGCGGTCGCAGCGGCGATCGTGAACCTCGCACAGGGCGTCCTCGCGCTGTTCCTGGCGTTCGGCCTGCACCTGTCGGCGGACCAGCAGGCACTGTGGATGAGCGCGGTCGAGGCGGCGGTCGCGCTGGTCATCCGCCGCGAGGTGACAGCCCCGGTGCCGGCACTGCGGGTGGAGCAGTCCAGCCCGGTCAAGGGCGTCTGACCCTGCCCCGTGGGCACGCCGGGGAGGAGGCGCGGTGGACGCGGCCATGGTGACGGCGATCGGCGCGCTGATCGCAGGGCCCGTGGCCGCAGCAGCCGCCATGTACGGCGGCCGAGGCGCGAACCGGGCAGCCCGGGAGGGCACAGCAGTGACGGGATTCAACAGCCTGACGAACGAACTCCAGGAAGAGCGCGCCGAGCTGAAGAAGGAGATCGCCACGGTGCGCGCCGAGCTGGCGGCGGAGCGGCTGGAGACGGCCCGGCTGCGGCTGCTCGTCACGCAGCTCGGAGGCTCCCCATGACGCGGACCGAGCTGGTGCTGTACCGGAACCGGCGGCTGCTGTGGATGGTCGCGGCGCTGCTGATCCTGGGGGGTGGGGTGGCGTTGTCGCTGTTGCTGATCCACCGGGAGACGGAGGCGCGGCAGGAGCTGGCGCGGGAGGCGGACCTGCGGGGGACGGCGGTGTCGACGCTGGCGGGGGATGTGCGGGCGCTGCGGGAGCAGGTGAAGGCGACGGGCGGGACTCCGGTGGCGCCGGATCCGACGCGCGCGGTGGATGATCTGCCTGCGCGCACGGAGGTCCCGGTGCCGATCCCGGGGCCTCGGGGTCCGGCGGGCGCGGTCGGCCCGACCGGTCCGCCGGGTTCTCCAGGGCCGACTGGCCCGGCCGGCCGCGACGGGGACGACGGCGTGTCGGGTTCCGAGGGGACGCCGGGCGCGGCAGGCGCTACGGGTCCGGCTGGTCCTCAGGGTGAGCAGGGCCCGCGCGGGGAGACGGGTGCGACGGGTCCGCAGGGTGAACGGGGCTCGGCGGGTCCGGCGTGTCCGGACGGCTACTCGCTCCAGGCGCCCGCTGACGATCCGGATGTGCTGGTGTGCCGTCGGGATGGTGCGCCGTCGCCGGGTGGGTCGGATGGCGGGAGTCCGCGGGCGGTCGGGCTGGATCCGCTGCGGAGGCTGTACGGATAGGTGTTGCCCCCTCCTTCGGGAGGGGGCGCTTTCGTGTTTCCGGTGGACCTCTTGCCATAATGCATCACGTGATGCATTATGGCTTTACGGCAGAGGGAACAACCCCGAAGCCCCACCCCAAGGGGGAACCGTGACCATCCAGATCTTCGAGGGCCAGACCGGCCGCAGCATCGCCGGGTACGACCTCCTCACCGAGGCCGTCGACACGTACGGCGTCGACCGCGCCGAGGCCCACGAGACGATCCTCTCGCTGCTCCAGGGCATCGTGGAGACCGACGGACCGCACGTCATCCTCGACCGGCAGCCCATCCGTCCCCACCTGCTGGAGCACAACCCGGGCGTCGTCGACATCAACCACTGGCTGACCGCCTCCGACGAGACGGCCGGCGAGATCCGTGAGGGCCTCGCTGCGGTCTACGCGGCGGCGGACCTGTGACCGACCCGATCAGACCCGGCAGCCTGTGGACCATCGGGGACGTCGCTACCTACCTCGGGGTCCAGCCGGGGTCCGCGCGCGGGACGCTGTCCCGGCTGGGGGTGAAGGCTGTCGAGCGCCGTATCGACGAGCGGGGCCGGGCGTACGCCCTGTACGACCCCGAAGAGGTTCGCGAGGCCCACGCCGCCCGGCCCGGGCGCGGCAACCGGCTGCCGCGCCCGGGCCGGGACCGGTGAACGTGAAGAAGCCCCACCCTCTCGGGCGGGGCTATCGCAACCCCGCAGGCGCGGGGACCAGGCAGTCAACCATGCTGGACGCCAGCCGGGTCGAGGGCCACCCCCGCATGCGCGGGGACTGCTACAGCCCTCACTATGCCACACCTGTGTAAGCCGCAAGGCGGTTTCACCTAGTCCGCATTTTGAAGAGGAGACGACATGGTCAGGCGGGACACCTCGGAACCGGCCACCGCATCGGAGGTGGCTGCCCTGGGGGTGATCGCCCTCCTCGGTGGAGCGACGACTTGGCAGAAACCGGAAGGAGACGATCCGCTTCGAAGCGCGGGGGTTCTGGCCTATCCCGGGGGAGCGATCGAATCCGGCACGCTCCGGAGGCTGTGCGAGGCCGGCCTGCTGACCGTGGCCCACCGGTTCAGCGCCGGCGACACTGCCCACTGGAAGGTCACCCTCACCCCCCAGGGCCGCGAACTGCTGCCGGACCTTCCGGCTCTTGCCCCCGTCCTCCAGTCCTCGATCCGCCACGAGGAGATCAAGAAGCCGGCGCTCGGCCGGGACCTCACGCTCGTGCTCCGATGCTGGCACACTGCCCGCGAATCGTGGCCCACCCCTTTTGACCCGCGTCTGCCTGCGCTGTTGCGGGCGTTGCGGGATGCGGGCTGGTCCCGGCCGCCTCTGGCGCAGGCTCTCGGACGGACTCGGGAGCGGATCGGGCAGATGATGGACAGTCGGCAGGACCTCGTATATCGGCCCGACGAACTTCCGCCGGTCCCGTCCGGGAAGCCCTCCAAGCGCGTAACGCTGACCGATGAGGAGGCTGGTGAGCTGGCGCGCCTGGACGAGGCCGTGCGGCAGGCTCCGGACGATCTGGCGCTGCGGGCGCAGATGTGGGAGCACGTCGCGGCCGTCTCCCAGCGCGGCTCCCTGGAGGCGTCCATCGCCGCCTTGCTGGGGCTCGACCGGTCCGAGGTGGGGGTAATCCTGACGGCTATGGGGATGGCCCGTGAGGTCGAGGATTTTGCCGCGCTGATTGATCCGGCCTGGGCGCACTGGCTCAAGCGCCTGCCGCACCCGGACCAGGTCGCGCAGGAGCAGAAGCGGCAGCGTCTCGCCGAGGAGGCTGACGGGAAGCGCTACCTAGACGCGCTCCTCGCGAACCGGATGCGAAAGCTGGAGACGAAGAACCTGCGGGCGCGGGAGCCGTTCCCCGGCGACTCGGGTGTCCGCTGGTGGGTGGAGTGCAAGCACTGTGGGCGGCCATGGCGCATGAAGGAGGACGATCTGCGGGCCTGCCCTCACAGGGGGACCGGCGACGAGGGAGCGCCCCCGCCGCTCGCGAAGAAGGAGCGGGCGCCACGAAAGCCATCCCTTAAAGACGTGCTGCGCCTGTCAGGTACACAGGCGCTGCACCTGTCGTGGACCGCGTCGGCCCCCTCCGGCGACACCCCATGTTTCGCGAGCGTCATCATGCGGGACTGGTGGGACCAAGCCGCCCCCGAGGCGCGCGAGCGGCTGATCGCCGAGCAGCGCGACCACTTCGTGGCGAACCTCGCGGAGCAGGGCGTGGCCGTAGACCCGGCCGGGGTGACCTACACAATGTGAGGCCCTATCCCGGGTGCCGCACGGCTTTCTTGACCGCCGCCTCGACCACGTACCGGTCGTGCCCGGTCTCGCGCGCCCATGCGGTGATCCGCGCCTGCACGTCGTGCGCGAGGCCGGGCGTCAACCGCTGCTCGCGGATCGCCTCCCAGCAGGCGCGCTCCAGGTCGATGAGGTAGGCGGGCAGATCGATCGCAGTCACGAGCAGCGATCCTACGACGGCTCTCCCGCAGTGCCTGGGCGCAAGAGAAAGACCCCCACGGATTCCGTAATCCGTAAGGGTCTTCCCCACGCACACCATCGGCCGTGAGGCGTACCGTTCCAAGTGGACGCAAGGAACTGGAGACCAGTATGGCCTACACCGCCCACAGCGGGGCCATCGTGGAGAGCAATGGGCAACGTCTTGCCCGCCTCCGCGACGGCCGCCGTTGGACACAACAACGCCTCGCCACCGAGTCCGGATTCTCACTCTCCGCCATCAAAAAGTACGAGAAGGGGCATCGCAGCCTCGACCGGGCCGCCGTGATTCTGGCCTTTGCGCGGGTTCTCGACTGCCATCCCGCTGAAATCACCGGAGCACCCTACGTGCCACTCCGAGCCGACCACGACGGGCAAGATGCCGTCGCTTCGGTTGCGGCCGTCCGACGGGCGCTGATGCGTCACGGACGTCCCGCCCGCCCCTCCGACAGCGAAGCCGCCGCCGTCGATCTAACAAACCTTGAACTGCGCGTCACCAAGGCCAATCAGCACCGCCAGTCCGCTGCGCTCGCCAAGTCCGGCGCCGTGCTCCCGCAGCTCTTGCGCGACCTTCAGGTGGCGGCCGAACTCACCGACGGCGACGATCGCCGGACCGTGTACGGTCTGCTCGCCTCCGCGTACGAGTGCGCCATGCAGTACCTGTACAAGCTCGGGTACACCTCCGATGCCACCCTCGCCACCGAACGCGTTCTGTGGGCGTCGCAGGAGACCGGCGACCCGCTTCGTGTCCTGGCCGCGCGCTGGTACGACGCGGGCGAGTTCCTGACCATTGGCGAGCACGACGAGGCGGGGGCGATCATTGATGAAGCTCTCACGGAACTCGGTGCGATCCACTGCCCGGGGCCGGAGGCAGTATCGCTATGGGGGGCTTTCCACCTGAAGGCGTCGCTGAACCTGGCGCGTGCCACGGACAAGGTTGGGGCGGACCGTCACCTGGGGCTGGCGACGGCGGCGGCTGAGGAGTTGGGCGAGGACCGGAACGACTGGCAGATGCAGTTCGGCCCCACGAATGCGGCACTGTGGAGTGTGAGCCTGCCGGTGGAGATGGGACAGGGCAGGAAGGCTGTGGCCCGAGCCGAGCAAGTAAGCCTGCCTGAGGACTACTCGCGCGAGAGGCAGTCACACTTCCATATCGACCGGGGGCGTGCCTACTTCTACAACGGCCAACACGAGCAGGCCGAGGCGGCGTTCTTGGAGGCTGAGCGGCTGGCTCCCCAGGCGACGCGGGCGCATTCGGCCGTGAAGGAGACGGTTGGCGCGATGATCCGTAAACAGAGGCGCGGGCGGTTGGTGGAGTTCGGCATCAGGGTCGGAGCGGTGTAACTCTAGGTAAGGGACACATTTTGTGTCCCTTACAAGGTCGACGCGCCCCTACGGTCGCGGTGTGAGACGGATCACCGTGACCGTGGAGGCGCACGCTCTCCACCGAGGGGAGCCCCGTATGACCGACCACCACCGTCCGACCGGCCCGGGGATGCTGTCCCCTGCGGTGTACCCGACCACGGGACTCCGGCGGTACGACCCGACGCAGACCAGTCCCCTGGAGATCTGGGAGTGGTTCGCCGACTCCTGCCCCGAGGGGACCGAGCTCAGCCGGGAGGCGGGGGCGACGGTCTCCCTGCTGCCGCTCGGGGTGATCGCCGCTGTCCGGATGAACGCCCGCCTGGTGCACGCTGCTGCCGGGACGTCGGACCCTGCGGCGCTTCGTGGACGCCTCGCCCAGGAACTGTCCGGCCCGGTCATCCACCACCCGTACAGCGCCGGCCACCCGTACTACGCCCTCACCCCCTGCCGGCAGGCCGAGTGGCCCCTCCCGGACCACGCCGCCTACCTCGCCGCCGGCACCTGGCTGGGCCTCCCCGACCTCGACCGGCGGGGCCCGAGTGGTGTGCACTGGGTGGTGCCGCCGCGATACCGCGGGGATCTGTGCCGCCTCGACCACGTCGGCGAGTTCATTCTCCAGGGGCTCCGCGCGCAGGCCGAGGTCGCCGCCGAGGGGGAAGACCGGTGAAGGCGGGTGAGCCGTCCGTCAAAGAGAGCGGCCCGCTCCACCTGTCGGTGTGGTCGCCCGAGGTGCGGCCGGTCCCCGGCTGCGCCGAGTGCGCCGAGCTGGCCAAGCTGTGGGCGCAGGCACGTCGCGCAGGTGACCGGTCGCTGGCGTCGGACCATGCGGTCCGTATCCGCACCCACGACACCGGCCACGCCGGTACTCCGTGA